CTGGAATGCCTACATTTTCAGAAAGAGGCTGGAGTCCTTTTGGAACATGGGGTGGAAGATAATATAAATAGTGTATAATTCCTTACCACATAAAAGGACTTATACATGAACCTTACTGAACTACGTAATCAAGCTGCTAAGGATATTCAAGCTGAAAGATCTAAGATAGGATCTTCCTCCTATATTAACAATACAAACATACCTTATAATGAGCCCACACTTGCTGATAGAAGATACACTGGTCTTGCTCCATATGGTGAACCTACTAAAGCAGAGAAGCTCTTAGAGGCTAGAAATGAAAAGATAAATAGACTACATGCTCTTACATCTACAAGCTCTGGTGCTCAGCTACAACAAGCTCTATCAGACATTGTAGACCAGCAAGTGTACACAGATGCTAATGGTAACAAGTACCAAGAGATGTATGGTAAAGATAGTAATGGAAACACTACTATCACTAAGGTACCTTACACAAAAGAAAATGCATATGGTAATGAAGATACAAGAAATCTCTATATAGATAATACGCTAGAAGGGAATATGAAGTTAGGGTTAGCTCGTAGTGATAAAGGATTCCTAGGACGGTACACTCCTACAGAGGACAGTAAAGGTAAGAAGTATGGATGGACTCCAGGACCTAAAGGTGTAACACCTCAAGATGGTGCCTTAATGGATATCCAACTACCATATAATGTAGCTACTCAATTCGAGCATGGTGTGCACTCTAACAGAGGACAACTGGCTAATAGAGCTATAGGTCAAGGTCCTGTATCAAAACAAGATATAGCAAACTTCGGAAGTGGTAAGACTGAGTATACAACACAGAATGCTCCTATGTGGAATCAATCTGCTAATACTAATCCAAGACTAGCTCCAAATACTCCTCTACCTAAAGAAATGGATAAACTGCATAAGTATCAAAATGGGTTACAGATAACTGATTCTAACCTAATAGATGCACTACAGTACGGTGTTGGTAGAAAAGCTGCTGGAATAGCAGATGCTATTGTGGATGCTGGAGGACAAGTAGCAGTAGCTGGATATGGTATGATGAATCCTGAGATGACTCAAGAGCAAGTACAAAAGAAGATGGCTAAGACTATGGGTGGAAACTCTTTCACCAAAGACTACTACAATAAAAATGGGGACTTCATAGGACTAGACAAGTACAAGAAAGCTGCAGAGTATGGATATGATGATGCTACTACTCAAGCTGCTATGGCAGACTTCGGTAAAGCCTTTGATAGTGGAAGCCCTGTGGAGATGGCTAAGTCTATAGCACGTAATCTAGATGCTGCTCCTGAATTTATAGCAGAGAGTGCTGGAGAATTCCTGACTGGACCTATGAGAGCTGCAGGTGTAATCCTTAATACATTCGACTATGCTAATAAGACTCTAGAGAGAAGACAAGAAGAAACTGGTAAAGCATACACTACCCTAGGAGATAAAGCTCTAGCAGGTCTAACAGGATGGGGACAAGCTATACTGAATAAAGCTGGTGTAGATGAGATGATCGGTAGAACAAAGATCGTATCTGGTGTAATGGATAAGCTGATCAAGTCTAATAAGCTAACAGATGGGATGGTATTGAATGCTGGCAAGAGACTAGCAGGGGCACTGACAGTAGCAACTGGTAAAGGACTATATGAAGGTACTGAAGAAGTAGCACAGCAGTTCTTAGACATCGTAGGAGCTAAGCTTGGGGATGAAAAAGCTAATGAAATCTTCTCTAGTAAGACAGGAAGAGAACTGTTCCAAGCATTCGGAGGAGGGTTTGGGAGTGGTGCTGGAATGCATGTAGTAACATCCCCTAAAGAAACCATAGGAGCTGTACTGTCTCCTGTAATGGCTACTACTAATAAAGGACTAACAAGCCTAGCAGAAATATCAGCTAATAGAACAGTAGCAGATATAGATGCAAGAAAAGCTAAAGAGTACATAGCAAAACAAAACGAAGTGACAGCAGCTGAGAATGCTAAAATAGAAGAGATCAAAGCTCAAGAGGAAGCTGTCACTCCTATTACTTCTACTACTACAGCAGATACGCTAGATCTAACAAGAGAAGATATATCTACTGATGAGATAAATAGTGCTGCTACAGATCTGGTAACTAAAACCATACAAGCACAAGAAGCTGGTACTGTATATGAACCTACAGTTAATGAGCAAGCATTCCAAGCTGCATATGGTGAAGCTGTTAATGCTAAGTTCACTGAAGTATATGCTGACATAGCTACAAATACAAATACTACTAATGCTGGGCTTACCAAAGCAACACCTAAACAAATGTCAGAAGGCTCTAGGAAACTAAATGATAATCCAGAACTTGCTGCACAAAATACTGTACTAGACAAACTTAGTACAAAAGTATCTGAGGCTAAAACAGAAGTTGAAAGAACTAATGCAGAAGTTGCTTATAATTACCACCTCAATAATGTAGTTACTCCACTAATTAACAGTATAAGAGGTTTTGATGATGCAGGTAATCTAATAAGCACTGTTGAAACTTCTAGCGCAACTACTCCTGCTAAAGGAACTCCGACTATGGCAGTTAGTGATAGAACAAGTGAAACTATTCAACAAGAAATAGAGGAGTTAGGTACAAGTAGGGATAACACCTATGTAGAGGACCTGCAAAGATATGTTGATAATGGAATGGGCATAGAAGAAGCTAAAAAGAAAGCCCACTCTAATTCGAGAGAAACATTCAATAAGATAAAAGCACTAGAAGAAGAACTCAAGACTGTTAAGGCTAATGAAGTATCTCAAGATAAAGCATTCAAAGAACAAGGAATATCTGATGATGATCTGACAATCTACAAGAATGCTGGTATAGCAAATATCATATCTGTAGACGATAGAGCTAAAGGGTTAGGTATTGAAATAGATACTGATAAGGTACAATTAAAAGAAGGAAGCACTAAGAAGAATAAGCTGTATGATCCTATGAAAGCTGATAATGCAACTCTAGATAGTATCATAGAAAGTGGTTTCAATAAAGATACGATAGATGCATTAGATGTAAGCAATAAAGGATCCACATTTCTGCAAAGACTATCTAAACACTTCACATTCGGCAAAGAAAAGCAAGTAGAACTGACTAAGATAGCAAAAGACATCACAGCTAAACTATCAAATCCTACTGTTAAAGAAGCTATGACTAAAGTATCTGGTACTGATACATCTACAGCACAAGCACTAAGAGCTATCACAGTGGCTGTAAGTGCTGTACGATCAGCTACTACAGCAGAATTCGATATCACACATGGTGAAGGTGCTAAACATAATGGATATGCTCCTCAACTGGGGCTAGCAGAGCAAGTAGGTAAAGCATACTTAAACTCATTCGGAGCTAAGCTAAAGGGTAAGGACTCTGAGAGTATGGCTGCAAAGCATAAAGAGATAGGTATGAATGTACTGAAACTAGCAGAAGCTGCTGGATATGTAGAGAGTGCTTCTAATATGTCATTCCAGGTCCATAATAGAGTAACACCTAAAGGAGATAGAGTATCCACAAGTAGAGATGGTGGTAAATCAGATATTCCTGTAGGACAGAAGTCAGGTACATTCGCTAATACTGGGTATAGAGTAAAAGGTGACAAAGACTCTTCTCGTATACCTGAGAATGCTGTAGGTTCTACTCTATCAAGTCTGGATAAGATATTCAATCCTATCAATGAAGAGATGGTTATGAGTACTCCATCTGATGTAGTAACATCTAAGAATCCTATCTCAAAAGAGCACCAGCAGATCATAAAAGATATGCAAGGTATGAAGTTCAGAATAAAAGCTCCATTCATAGAATTACTCAAAAGTATAAAGGCTTCTCTAGGTGATAATATGGAGGCAAATCTATCTACGAATCCTGATATTAAAAAGCTATTAGGACTGGATAAGAAGTCTACGCTACTGACAAAGATGGGAGACTCTGGTAAGAGTATCCAAAGAAAAGGTAATCTACTAAAGCTACTGGAGAACCTGGATGAACTAGAAGCCATGAGTAAAGATGGATTCCACTTCACATTAGATACTGCTATCAATGAACGTGTACATATAATGCAAACACTTCTAGAGTTCCAAGGTGATAAGTTCATGTCAAGACAGATCCTAACAGGAGGAGAATACACTACTGGTAACAAGTATGAGTATGATATGCTGATCAATGACATAAAAGACAATCTACCAAAGGGTATGGAATATAATGATGATAGATTGACTGCTGCTGTAAAAGACTTCAATAAAGGAGTATTCAATGGTGATCAAGCTGTGTTCAACATAGTAGCTACTATGAAAGCACTAGGCTTCGACTCTCCATTCAAGATGCTGAATGTCCTGCAAGGTATGGCTGATGTACAGAAAGCTGATGGGTACAAAGTGACTACTGAGTATGTTCCTAGTGCAGATGCTACTGCAAGTGGTGTAATGAATACTCTAATGAATCTAATCGGTATGCCTTCAATACAGAACATGTTCAATAACTGGATAAGTGGAGGTAAGTTCGATCCATATACTGCACTACTAGACGCTGTAGATCTAGATAAAGAAGGTTCTTTCAGTGAGAGAGCATTAGCTACAAACAATGTATTCAATATACTATATAAAGGATCTAATCGTGACATTACAAAGTATCCTATCATCAAATGGATATATGGTCAATGGAAAGGCAATACTGAAAGAGAGATGGCTGATAGTATAGCAGTAGACCTGCTAAAAGCTGCTACTACAGGAAATCAAGATGCACTCAATGAAGTCAATAGAATCCTAGCTACAGCTAATAAAGAAGGGTATGAGGATATACTAGTAGGCGATATAGCTGTACGATCAGGAGATGCTCATCTAATAAAAGAAGCAGAAGAACTAGAAGCTACTATCAAAGATGGTAACTATGTAATATTTGACACTGAGACTACAGATAGTACTCAAGGTAAAAATAACCATATCATACAAGCATCTATTCGCATCTTCAAGAATGGCGTAGAACAAGAGCCTGTAATGATACATGTGCCACTAGAAGACGGTATCACCATAAGCCAAGGTGCATTCGAGATCCACAAGGTATCAGAAGAGATTCTTAAAAGTAAGATAAAGAATGGTGAAACAAGAAAAGGTCAGATAGCTAAGATACGTAGAGCAATAGGTTCTCTGCCTATAATTGCACATAGTGCCTCTTTCGATACTTCAGCTCTTCAATTAGGAGACGGTAAGATTATCACTAATAAAGTGCATGACACTATGGCACTAGCTAAGATTGCTCAATATGAGAAAGCAGCCCAAGATGGTGGAAAGACTACAGGTGGTGTTATAAATATAAAGGCTCTTTCTAAGACATATGGTATAGAGTATGATGATAAAGCCTCTCATGATGCTGCATATGATACAGCTCAAACAAAGCTACTAATACAACCAATGCTAGATAGATTCAATAGCGTAAAGAGTAAGCTAAAAGTAGAAGGTGCCAATAATATCAGTAACCTAACAGAAGAAGATAAAAAAGTAATAACAGACTACTACCAAACCAACATAAGTTCTCTATATGTTCCAGCACTAGATAAAGCATTCCCTGGTGTAAAAGAGTATAGTACTGCCATGAAGACACTGTATGGTATCCTACAAACAAGTAAAGTATGGGATGGTAGAATCAAGAGTGCTATGGGTGTAATGCAAGGCACTGGTAATAAGATGAGTGTACGTAAGCTAAAGAATGTTGTACAGGATGTAGACGGTGATCTAACACAAATAGACAAAGAGATGGATAATGAAACATCATTCCTGGTAAACCTACAGCACTCAGTAGATGCTGCGCTACTACTACTATCTATGCAGAAAGTATTGAATAATCCTAATCTAACAGAAGTTAGTGTAATGACTGTACATGATGACTTCAGAGCACAACCTAAAGTACTACGTGAGATAATGGCAGAGTATAATAAGCTAACAAGAGAAGTAGCAGTAAAGTATGACTTCCTCAGTGTAGCAATGGATGAAGTACAAGAAGTGATAGAGAAGCTGGAAGCAAAAGAGAACAAGACTCCAGAAGAGATAAAAACTCTATCAGTAGTAAAAGCTCAATATAACTCATTCAAGAATGATAGACAATTCCCTGGTACTGATGGAAAGCTAACAGTAAATGAAATGCTAGAAGCTAAGAAGAAATTCTTAGAAGGAGACATAGGTCTAAAAGTACTAGGAGATAAAACTGTAGATCTAAGTGGAGTAGATACTTCTGTATCTAAGCATAAAGCCAAAGAGAAAGCAGCACAGACTCTATCAGAGAAACTACATGAAGCACTGAACAATGGTGCAGATGTAGCAACAGCTCTACAATCTGTGGTAAATACTATAAAGGTGAGTGAAGAGTATGGTGCTCTAAAGCAGAAGGTTCTAGATGCTCTATCAGGTAAGACTATAACATTCAGTAGAAGTGATCAAGGCTTTACTGGAGGTAATGGTAAAGTAACAATACCTACTGGAAAGATAGGAGAAGAAAGATTCGTAGCTTCTGCACAGAGAGCTACAGCAATGACTCCTGAAGGGCTAATAGAGACATTAGCACATGAGATAGATCATGCCTATAAGCTAAGCTATATAGAGAGTGATACAGGGCTTAAATCACCTGAGGTGAAGTATCTAAATAAAGTGGTAGAAAAGCTACGGAGAGAGCGAGATAAAGGTAATCTAACAACACTATCATCAGAAACCCAAGCACGTATAAAGTATATAGTAGAACATAAAGATGCTGGGAGAGCTGTGAGTGAGCTGGTATCAGTACTAGAGAATGAAATCTCTGTATCCAATGAGATTAAAGGAATAGTACAAGCACCTACACTTCTAGAAGTGCTATCTAACCTCATCAAGAGAGTGAAGGAATGGGTTAAAGCAATGACTCAAGATGAGAGAAAATCTCGTATAAGTGAAGCTATGAGTAATGATGATACTACTATGATGGCACTAGAAGCATCTCTAATAGAAGTAAGTATTAACTCTAAAGCATATGGTGTAGGAGATGGTAAAGCTATGGCTAGAGCTTCAGCTAAGTCAGATACTGATACGGTAAATGATCCATACTTCAATGAGAATCTAAATCCGTTAGTAGCAGCTAATAAAGCTATGGCTAAGTCTAATAGATTCCTATCAGACTGGATGATCATATGGGGTGATCTAATAGCTCAAGAAGTAGGACCTATAGCTGGTAAGTTCCATAATAAGATGAAAGAGAAATATCCTGTGTATGTTCAGACAATGAGTATGATACGATCAGGATTCTATGAGAGTGAGTGGATGCAAAAGATGCATACAAATCTAGGAGTAGATGGATCAAGATCTGAAGTAATCAATAAGCTGCAGACTCTACGTCATGAGATAGGGCAACAGACAGGAGCACTAGCTAGAAAGATGGCAGAGCTTAAAAGAAGACAAGAAGAAGTCTATACAAAGAAAGAGCGTAATACATTATATGCTATGTTCAAGACTGGTATAGGGCATCTATCAACAGAAGAGCTAAAGACAGTACATGATGGTATCTTCAATGGAAGTATGACATATAAAGAAGCTATAGCTATAGTATCTGATGGTATGACTGCTGATCAAATAAGACAGTTAGATAATGTTGCTAACTACGTAAATACTGGTAATACTACTGAGACAGCAAGAGAAGTGAATACACTATTCATAGAAGGTGTATCAGAAGAGAAAGGTGGAGCATACGTAGCATTGAAAGCATTATCTCAAATACCTGGATCACTAGAACTGCTAAAGGGCATGGATAAAGATATGCTGAAAGAGATGCTGTCTATTGCAAATGCTAACAAACATCTAAGTGAAGTAATCAATAGAGCAAAGACAGACTACACAGGTAAGAAGATCACTAATGAAGCTGGTTACTATAGTGACTATGATGTAACGTATGCTATGGACATCTTCAATGAGAATCATGAGTATGTACTGATCACTGCAGAAGATCTAAAAAGAAGCATCTACTCAGAAACCAATGGATGGTTTGTAGTAAAGGGTGTAGAGAATGGAGTAGGTCTGGTAGGAAGAAAAAGTTATTCTCCTACTAATAGACCAGGTGTTGGACTAGAAGTAACAAGATACCAGAATGGTGTATACCTAGATCCAGAACAATCAGCTAAGATGGATAACATAATAGGAAAGTTAAAATCTAAAGAAGCAGTATCAGCATATCTAGATGCAAACAGTATCACAATGGATAATGGTAAATACAGATTTGTAATAGATGAGAAGACTAAAAGAGAGAAACTTGATCTAGTAGAGGATTCAGCTGAGTCTCTATATAGAACATATATCAGAAACTTCGAACTAGTACATGCTCAAAGTATTAAGGATATAGTGCTCAATGAAGGAATTCAACATATCAATACAGAAAAGGATATGCTAATCCTAAATACTATTCTAGAAACTAACAATAAAGAGAGAGGTCTACTAAGTAGAACTAAAGTACTACCATTCCTAAAAGTAAACTATGATATGAAGATGACATATGATGAAATGGCTAAGAAATACCCATACATTGCAATGTATTTTAGAACTCCTAATAATCTATCAACATATCAAGAGTTCAACCAGAACATAACATTTGTAAAGAAAGGTGAAGGTGATGTGCTGTTAGGATACAAGCCAGGAACATTATTCGCAGATAGTGATAATAGATCCCTAGCAAAATGGGAATCTATGTATAAGAAACTAATAGTACTATCAAAGCAAAAGATGATTGTAACAAACCCTAAGAAGCTTGCTGTAGATGCTGCTGCTAACATGGGGATCCTATCTATGTATGATATGGACCCAATGTCTATATTCAGAGGAATGAAAGATGGATTCACAGAGTACCATAAGTTAACAGCTAAAAGAAACACTCTAGTAGATGTGGAACTTAAAGCAAGAATAGCCTTCAATAGTAAAGATACTGCAAAGTATGAAGTACTGATGAAAAGACGTGATAAGATAAATGCTCAGCTAAAAGAGATGAAGTTCTATGATGCATGGAAATCAGGTTTCATACAGTCATACAGTACAGATCTAGTACTTAAAGAGTTTGATACTATCAGTGGTATCCAAAGAGATATAGATATATTCATAGATAAATATACTATTGATGAGAAAGGTGATCCAAATGCATTGTATAAAGCTATAAAGTGGTGGCAAGAAGCTGGAGGACCAAAAGCTAATGTAGAAACATTCTTCAGTGCTGTTAGTAAAGCAAGTGCATTAAAAGGGACAATGTTAAGTACTGAGTTAAAAGAGCTGAGTGAGAGATTAAAGAATAAGAAGAATGAAGAGAGTGTGGCAAGGTATGTCAGCGAGTTCCTAGGAAGTCCCTCATCTGAAGTGGTAAGCTATGGTAGTGCTACTATGGTGTTGATAGATGCCCTATCTAAGTATCTTCTAGCAAATCACCTAATGACTCAAGAGAATCCTAGAAAGGGTAAAGTAGGTGCAAGACCTATGTATACTAAAGAAGAAGCATACGCTATAGCTCAAGAGACATTCATAGACTATAGAGATAATCTTCCAAAAGAAGTACAGACACTAAGTGACTATGGTGTATTACTGTTCCCAGCATACTGGATGCGAGTACAGAAGATACTAGCGGGACTAGCATTGTACCACCCTATAAGCTCGCTAGGAGGATTTGCAATAGAAGCTTCACTAGGTATTGAGAGCATGAGTGCAATGAACTCTAACCTGTTTACAAAGGGGGCAAATGAAGGGCTTATAAACCTAAACCCAGCTGAGGTGATAGATGCAGGTTCTGTAATGGTATTGCTCTAATGACACACTCCTAAGAGTGTGCTTTAGATAATCGACATACAGTGTAGTCTGGTTCATATAGAGTAGATGGGTCTTGATTAGGATCTTTCTTCCATTTACCATCTGGTCCTTCCATACGCCATGATATAGCCTGTAATGGATCCTGCTGTCTAGCAGAGATATGCTTCACTACCTGCTTCATGACTAGATCAATGTCATAGCCCATAAGAGCAATCTCATTAGCTGAAAGTACAATGATATCAGCAATAGCATCAACCATACCATGCTCATCAGAAGCATTCACTGCATCTGAATATTCCTCTAGTTCTTCTGTGATAGATGCAACATACACACCCTGTGGTGCAATGATGTTACGATCTCTACGCCATACCTTCAATGAGTCTGTCCACTTCATTTGCCTTCTCCATGAAGCTCATCTACTACAAGCTGTGCATAGCCTGCAATGTCGATCCATGAATCATCATAGAAAGGATCTCCGTTACCAATACGACCAATCTTATGGAAGATCATATCTAAGGATTCTCTCATGGCAGGAGTAAGTCTGCTGAAGTTGTTAGAGTGCTTAATGAAAGCATCTTTCAATGCCTGAGTAAGTGCTGCATGACCTGAGAACTTACCATAACGGTTTCCTCTTTCTAGTAGAATATCTTCTACACCTATATACTGTTTTTCTAATGATGGTGACATTACTGCGTCTCCTCCTCCGTGATCTGAAAATGCTAATGACATACTTAATCTCCTTTAGGTAAGTCTGGTGCAGAGTCAATAATGACCTGCATAGCTTTAAAGTATATGCCTTTGTATTGTTCATTCAGTTTAGCAAGTGCTTCAGCTTTCACTGTAGCAGATGCTTCTGATGTAGCAATAGCATCATACTTCTTACTGTATTCTTTTGGTGTCATACACTACTCCATTTACTATAATCTATATCTTCCCAGTCACCATCTACGGCTTTGCTGTATGTTGTTACACGACCACTGAAGAAATCAGTTAAGACAGTACCAACAACATCATCCATGTATGGTAATGGGTTGACAGTAGTATTATAGTTAGGTTTCATACCAAGTTCCTTTAAAGCAATATCAGCACGATACTGAATGTAACGCTTCAAGTCACTATTAGCAATGTGGGCATAATCAAAGTAATCTACCAGAGCTTCTTCATATGCTACCATCTCACGGATACCCTGATAGATATCATACTTCAACTCATCATCCCAAATATCAGGATTCTCAGCTATGAATGTACGGAACAAGTGGCAGTTACCAATGAAGTGCATATTCTCTTCACGAATACTATACTCTACTATGGTACAAAGACCAGGGTATTTCCCAGAGAACTGATACTTAAGGAGTGCTGCAAACTGTGCCATGAGAGAGATACCTTCAGCACCTCCAGCATAGATGGCAAGCATACGAGCTACATCTCTACGGAATACTTTATCGAGAGCAAGCTCTGATAAGTTCATAGCCTTGTATTCTTCGTACTTCTTGACCTTAGCTTTCTCAAGGTAATCAGCTTTAGAAGCCATAACAGGTATATCAAGGAAGTCCTGATAGATACTGTTAGGAAGCCCTATGGTCTCAGTGAATAGAGAGTAGTTCTCAATGTGAGTAAACTCTCTAGCCATGAAGTTCGATAGCATAGCCTGTACCTCAATAGGTTTGAAGATACGAAGTAAGACTGCATAGCCATTCTCAACTGATACTTCCTGCTGAGTGAATAGTCTCATGGTACGAGTGATGTCATCCTTCTCTTTAGGAGAAGCTCTATCAAAGTCCTGAATGTCTTTAGCTAGTGATATGATATCAGCAGTCCAGTGAGCACGATCATGTTCTTTGTAATAATTCCAAAATTTAGGATAGCGAAAGCCTTTAGAAGACTTGAATGTGGGAATACCATTAATGTGAATGAGTGTACTCATAAGTATTCTCCTATACTAAAGTATAATTGGTTTAGGTCATGTGCAGACATAAACCATACATATGAATCTATATCTGAATAATGCTCCATAGCATCTCCCATAGACTCAAACTCACCTAAATAAGATATCTTACAATCTTCAGTAAATGCATAGTATTTATTCATGTACAGCCTAAGCAGGTATCAGACATCATATCTATTTCCTTATGTTGTATTTGTTTACGTTCACCTGATGCAGTAGAAGCTGATACTCCTGCAGTAGAACGGACGTAGTATAGTGACTTGATCTTCTTCCTCCAAGCAAGAATGTGAAGGTCTGAGATGAACTGTACAGATGATCCTGCTGGTATGAAGATGTTCAGTGACTGTCCCTGATCAATGAGAGCAGAACGATCTCCAGCAAACTCTAGCAGCCAACGCTGATCTAACTCAAAAGCAGTCTTGAATACATCCTTAATATTCTGTGGCATCCAATCTAGATGCTGTACAGAACCACTGTTCTTCTTAATGGAGTCCCACTGCTGAGATTCCCAAGCACTAGGATATCCTTCTCCTGCCTCATTAAAGAAGTCAGAGATATACTGTTCAAGATACTTATTCTTAATAGCAAAAGATCCCTGCTTAACCTTCTTAGTGAAAGCATTAGTGACCCAAGGCTCAATACCAGATGAAGTAACACCACACAATGATGAGATACTCATGGTAGGAGCAATAGCAGTAACGTGAATGTTACGTTTCAATGTTCCATTACGATCAGACATAGGGCACTTATGACCTCCTACATGTAAGCTAGCAATCTCATCATTATGATTATCAGCTGATTCCTTAATCATACTGAAGATCTTCATGTTAAGACCTTTAGCAATAGAGGATTCCCAAGGAATAAGCTTAGACTGTAGAAGTGAATGGAAGCCCATTACTCCAAGTCCGATACTTCTTTCGTCAATGGCTCCTGCTCTAGCTCGCTCGAATCCACTGAGATGCTCAGTACGGTTGATGAAGTCTTGAAGTACGTTGTCAAGATAATCAGAACAATCAGCAATGAACTGATCAAAACAATGTTGGTACTCATCCCAATACTCAAGATTAATGCTACCAAGACAACAAACTCCACTATGGTTATCGTCAGTACGAAGCGTAATCTCAGTACAGAGGTTAGATGTTGTAACTTTGATGTTTTCATTCTTATATTCCTCTGGTGCTAAGTCATTGACAGTATCAATGAATAGTAGATAAGGTTCTCCTGTAGTAATACGAGCCTCTAGGATCTGAGACCATAGCTTACGAGCTGATACAGTACGAACTACTGCTCCAGTCTTTGGTGATAATAAATTCCAGTTGTAATCATTCAAGACACAATGCATGAAGTCATCAGAGATAACCACACCATGATGGAGATTAGGAGTTCTACGGCTACTGTCACCAGTCTCCTTACGGATATCAATGAACTCCTCAATCTCAGGATGTGAGATATCAAGGTATGTAGCTTCAGAAGCTCTACGAAGACCTCCCTGACTGATGGCAAGAGTACTACGGTCTGAGATACCTAAGAATGGTATGAGTCCAGAAGACTTTCCACCATGAGGTCCTACAGATTCATTGACTGAACGTACCTTAGACCAGTCAGTACCAATACCTCCACCATAAGCACCAAGGTTAAATGCTTCATTATAGTTCTGGAAGATGGAGGGTTTATTGTCAGCAACACTCTTAGTGAAGCATGATATAGGAAGTCCTCTATCAGTACCAGCGTTAGATGAAATAGGCGTTGAACCATGCCACCAGTAATTTTTTAAATATATAGCCATACGATCAGCATGTTCTGTATCGTTGGCATAAGCATTGCTTACTCTATGTACCCATTGATCATAATCTTCGTTGGGTAAAAAATAAGTTTCTTTATACAATGCTTTGGAAAAGTCAGGTAAGCCTGACCAACTTCTACTATGTAATAGCTGTAACATCTGTACACCTTTTTGAATGAATTTTTCTATGACAGTTGCTGCATACTAAGATACACTTATCTACTTCAGTCTTCCAACTTTCAAAAGGAGACATATCTATCTTCTTATGAATTCCAAACTCTTTAGTAGAAGGGTCTAGATGATGAAAGTCAAATGGTGCAAAGCACTCATCCTCATAGTTACAAATAGAGCAAGCTATCTTTCCACCTAAATGCTCTTTAATCTTTAGCACATTGGCTGAATAGTAGTTAGCTCTTCTATTCCTATTTGTCTCTCTCTCACGTTCTCTATACCCATCTTTTCCATTATTTCGTGTAGGAATAGTAGTATCTTTTTTACATTGCTTACACATAGGTCTAAATTTCTTTGATCCTGCTGTGTATCTACTGTATCTTATAAATGTGTCTAAGGCATCTGTATAACTATCTGACTCTTTACCACATCTATTACACTTTATATAGCACATATGTATCCTTTAAAATTAAGATACTGTATTATACTATAAAATGGTTTCATACACAATAGCTGGTGAAACCATTTAAAGCTGGTAATGAATTCCAGTCTCTACTCATCTGCATGTCCTCTACTGAATGATGGTCCAGTCTTGAATGGATCAGGACGAGGAACAGCTACTGAAGGTAATACTGGTGCTTCCATCTTCATAGCAACAAACATATTGGCAGGCTCTGCTACAGTAGTAATAGGATCTAGTGTTACCTCCATACGAGTACCAGCACCGAGGTCCCCACGACCAACAGTAAGCTTAGTACTAATATTGAAACGGTCAGTACTGAAGCCTTGCTCCTTGAGCCAAAGTAGTACAGCCTCATCGAATTCCTTTGTGTTAAGTGTGATAGTCATAGTTATACTCCAATGTGACGTAATACTTTACGTTTAGTGATACTAGCAATAATGCTAATGATGGTAGAGATAAGCACTCTCCATGCAAATTTAATAAAGAGAGCCATTTAGACTCCTTCTACTAATACATAACCTTCTTCAAAAGAAGCTTTAGGAGACCAACTAGCATAGTCATGTGAGTATACTACATGATATCCAGGTTCATCTGTAAGAGACTCATCTCTTACTAGATTCAAAGCTTGTGCTTCAAAACGTGTCATAGGTTCAGCTGTAACAATTTTAGTACATTTATATGTTTTCATCTACTCTCCCTTGTCTGCTGCTAATAGCTCTGCTTTAGCTGCTGTAGCAATCTTTTTCATCTGATTGATGAGATCACGTAAACGCTTAGATGATGCCTTAGTAGGCTTAGAAGCATATAGTGATACTTCTGACTGATACTTCGATACGAGTGTGTTGAATTGTTCTAACATGGTGATCCTTAGATTTGGTTGTGTTCTGCCCAGTAGGACAGCTCATCATATAAAGCTCTAGCAATAGTAGGATCAATGTCCTTCAATGCCTGGGCAACTAGGTGTGAATTCTCAAATGTAATAGTAGTAGCAATGATGCAAGGATCTACATCAAAAGCATCTATTGCTTCTGATACGAGTTCCATTATTTCTTACCGAATGATGGTTTACCGAAAGATGCTTTAGGTGCTGCTTTGGTAGTAGATGCTGGAGCTGATCCAGAGTCACGTCCACCAGCAATCCATGCAGTTATAGCTTCTTCAGTTAGACCATCTTTGTATGTTACATTCTCAGCATAAGCCAAGTCTTTAGCAAGTTTGACACCAGCTTCTGTCTCATTGAGGATCTCTTCTGCTGAAGCACCAGAGTCTGTATAGAATGCTTTGATTACTTTCTTCTCAGAGATCTGTCCTGCTTTAGCGTAACCTTCTGGAACTACTGAGTATTCCATCTGTACACGCATCTTCAGTTCGATGTCCTGGAAGTCAGGAAGGATAGCTACTTCTTTCATAGCTCCTGCTTTACCGATAGGAAGCTCTGCTTCTTCTGGGTCACTGATGTCTTCAATTCCACAGACTACTGCTAGCTTGCTGAATAGACTTGCTTGGAAGTTAGGTGTACCATCGTTGTTATCAAGACGGATAGCACCATACATTACTTGAGCTGTACCATTGTTATCTACAAATAGATTGAGAGTACGAGCGCCTTTATCGTTGATATCAACGATGATGTTCTTGAGTGTCACATCATAGATGCCTGACTTATTGATTGTGTTGCTACCGCCTTCGTTCTTAGCAGCTGCTGCTACGTCTACTTTAAAAAATGCCATTGTATATTTCCTTATATGTTCTGAGTGGGTAACATCCCGTACTCTAAGATACTATGTATCAACTATTTTTTAATACTTTTAAGCATACTGCTTTTGTGTCTAGATAAGTGGATGGTGTTCTTTGAACTTTATGAATAAGCTTACTAGCCTCTTTACACTCTTGTACAGTACTAAACTTTTCTAATAAGGTTTGTTCTGTATCATAGGTGGATAGTCTAATAATCAAGAGCCATTCATACATTAAAATGACCACTCAGCTAGATCTGTCTGCTGCGATAAGAGAAGATCAATGTGAGCTTTAAGCGAGAAGTACTCTTCACCTTCTTTTAAGGACTTGCTTTTAGACGGGTCTACTGTGTTGGCTACATACATCTTATCTGGAAGATCAATGATAGCTGTACGAGCTTGCTTGTCTTCACCTCTCATATATACTGCACGATGTTTCAGCTCAGAGACAAGAGTGATAGATTCATTGACCGTACTGTAAAAGCCACCTTTCTCAAGGAACTTACCAGATCCAAATGAGATATAGTTACCAGTGGTCTTACCATCAGCTTTCTCTTCAATAACATGATTGAGTAAGATGACAGAGATACCATTGAGTTCTAATGTTTCATGAATGAAGCTGGTAAGGATAGCCATCTCTTTAGTGACTTCAGCTCCCTGACTTCCATAGACGTTAGGCTTCTGTGAGGCTTTATCAATGACATCCATGAAGATTTGAGATACTGAATCAATAGCAACAATCTCTGGATATGAACCAAAGCGTTCATTGAACAGTTCTAGTTTATCCATGATACCATCAATGTGAGTCTTCTCCCCATCTACTGTGATGTTACCTCCAAAGCAGAGAGTCTTCATATCATAGAATGTATCTACAAGCATATGAGGTACTTTCAATGAGAAAGACTTAGCATCTCTAGATACAACGAATGATTCTTTTCCTAGGGTACGTAGAAGGTCTGTCTTACCAGCTCCTGCTTTACCATTGATTAGTAATTTAACTGCCATTAGTATTTTCCTTTAGTGACATAGATTTGAATATGATGTGTGTGAGTTCTGGGTAAGAACGGACTGCTATGATAGATTCAGCAATAAGCATGATAGTATCCTCAATGAGCTTCCAATCATCTTCTGTGATGACTTCTGTTAATACTGTAACTCTAGGTGGTGTTAATTTACCACATTCCTTTCCTGTCTTTTCAGATATGTATCTTCCATCAATAGGACGGTTAACATATACAAGACGTATTCTGTTAATGGGGATGCCATTGTAGCGAAACATGAAAGCATACGCAAGAGCTTGGATCTTATAATCAAATGAGATCTTAGTAGGCTCAGTAGCACTGCTGTATGTCTTGTAGTCTATGATGGTATCACCTGTACGATTGTCACAAGTACCACCAATGTAGATGTCATCAAAGATAGGACACCATAGAGATCGTTCTACTTCAGTAGGTTTATTGTGACGAATGTAGTCATTGATAAGAGTCATAGCCATATCAGGATAAGCATTACGGATAACGTCAAGCTGTATAGCATCTTCTGTGAGAGGTTGCTTCTTAGCAGTCTCAGTGATGTACTCTTCTACCATCTCACGAGTGAAAGGTTCTTTCTTTACGTAGGCTTCTGCTGCTGCATGCATACATGTTCCTAGTACTGTAGAAGTAGAAGCAGTGAATGACTTCTCTCCTAATACGTTGTCCTTATACCATACCGAAGGGTATGAAAAGAACTTGCCTATAGATGAAGGACTGATCTTGAAGGATGCTTCAGGAATGTCTAGCTTAGTGTATGTGAAAATGTCATGCATTATTCTCCTTTGTGTTTGGGTTGAATACGTGGATGTACAATACCCTTCTTTACAGTACCACCAAGATGGTAGATCATAGCAGTTACTGAAGCTTCTGTACGATCAGGAAATAGTTCTCTGATCATATCGAATGTACGATCAATACCATAATACTTCCCAGTCATAAATATACGATTGGTAAGCATTTCTTTGTCCCTAATACTCCATCTAACAGAAGTGTGTTCTTCTCTAGTAGTATCGGCAGGATAGTCATGTGTACGTATTACTTCTATAGCAGTATTGTATGCTTCAGTATGGTCGTCAGGTGGGCATACCCACTCAATGAAAACTTCCTTATCACCACACTTCTTACGTAGTTCTGTGAGTTCAGATACCATGCTATTACATTCTGTATTAATATCATGGTACTTCTTAGTAAGTGTATCTATCGCAGTATTCAATTCAGCAATACGTTCTTTGTATTCTGCAATGTCATCTCGCATATCCATATAGTGATGAGCTTCCTCGTCTACAAGTATAATCTTCATTTGATTTCCTTTATTTTCATAATTGTTTCATCAATCCCGTACTCTTCTGCTACTCTATCAAATTCTCTAAGACTGAAATCTCCAGCAGTACCACCATCATTAGCATGATACACTGTATACTCCAACTCACCATCTGAGTTCTCAAATCCTATGATGACTTTTTCATCATCATATGCTATATACGTTTTAGACATGGTATTCCTTTATTGTAAATTATCACGGTAGAATTTACCGAGAATGTTAATGTTGAGATACTTCTCATCCTCAATAGCATTAAGACAGAAGAGAGCTTTACACTCCATATAGGTGAGTTCTCTTTTAGATATACAAAATGCTAATATTGTTTTCCGTAGTATAGTCTTCCCTTTAGTAAGGTCAGAAGATCCTTTGTATGATTTCCAGTTGTTCTCTTTACGCATAACATCAAACTGTACTCTCTTGCCTTTTATGTTACGACCAATACGATACAATGCTTCTGGTCTAACAACCCCTGACTTCAATGCTGGAAGATGAGTCTCAGAATAACATTGTTTTTTGCCAAGATACATAGTACCATCATCATACTCTATCTGATAAATGAAACCATAAGTGTTCTCTGGTAGAGACTCTACAGGCTGATCCTCATATGTCCAAGTCATAATGGTGTGATCTGTGCTGTACGAGTCTCAAGCACTTCCTTCGTCTTAACTGATAGTACTAGTTCTCTCAGTAGCAGTCCATTATGAAATGAACGGAATACTAATACGTCTGTAAAGCCTCTGTACTCTGATAGTTCCTTACGAGTAACTGATCTAGTGCAGAGATGATGAGAGTTCTTAGAGGATGTGCCTACTAATACTTTCTCATGGTTGGTGTTCTTAGCACCATATGATTTAGAAGACTTATAGATACAAGCCTCTACATCAATCCAGATGGGATACTGTTGCATTATCGTTCCTTTAAAAGATTCTACGGATCATAGTATGTATGTTTCTCATAGCATTAGCAGATGCAGGTTCATCCCAGTAAGCATTGACTGCTTCAACTAAGTCAGAGGTGTAATCAATGTCAGCACCTAAGTCATGAGCATGATAGACTAGTCGTACTAAAGAACGGTATCGTTCTCCAGGGACTGCATTATAAGCGTATGAGAATGTCTCTAGCTCATCAGAGAGCAATGCCCTAGACTGAGCAGATGAAAGCTTCTGAGGTTCCTTACGTGGTTCTGTAGAGGATGCTACAAGAAGGTGTTCTTTCACTTCAATAGGAGACTGATCAGTAACTGATAATACAGTACGTCCTGTATAGGCAAAATAGATCTGAGACTTCGGTAGAAGATCAGTCTTTAGTGACAGAGATTCAGCAATGGACTTAATGAATGGTCTCCACTGCATATCAGGAATGTCAACTACAGCATCAAGCTCTAGAAGGATACGGAACTTGAATGGGTTGGTACTGTCTGAAGTACGGGCAATATGGTGATTGATATCCTGAAGTATGAAGTGACATTCTTCATCTGTTATTGCAGAGTCATCAATGTCAAGACATATCCACTTACAACCACCAATGATGTTCTCCTTAGAACGCTTACCACCTTTGAACTGAAATGGTGAATATGCTAAGTCGTACTTGAGTACTTCATCTAAGTCTTTGAATAAAGTCTCAGAGAATTCGTAGCCTGAAGCACACTGAGACTGTCGTTCTTCTTTCGTACCTGATACTGTAAGGTATGATACTCCAATAACATCAGTCTTCTGAATGGCTTCATAGCAGATACCATCTTCACATATGGTGTAGATACCTGTCTTATCATATGATGTAGCAAGTGTAACAAGCTCCTTCATCTTAACAGCAGGTACTCCAGTGGTAGGAATGTAGCCATGCTTACGAAGTTCATGAAGACTGATGAAGGAACGTCCGTCTTTAGATTTGGTGTGCGTAAAGTCAACGAAGAGTTCGTATGGTTCTTTCACCATAGCTACCTCAAAGTTGATCATATCCTCATCTAGCATCTCACAATATGTGATAGCAGCAATATAGTCTTCAGCCATGATACTGTTGTGCTTGTTGAATATTGCAATAGCTCCAGAGAACTTCAGTGCTTTCCACTGCATATGCATACGTACAAGTTTAGATATCTTGAACTGAGGGTCAAGTGTAGCAGAGAGTTCCTCATTGTATCGCTTATAGGTGATGAAGAGTTCTCGTACTTCTGGTGATACTTCTAAGGGTGCTCCAGCTCCTTTAACAGCTTCTGCCGCTATTGTCTTGATGAGACCTGATACATGCTTTCTAGCTGCTAATGCTGCATCCTCAGCTGCTGTCTCAGCTGCTAACATCTCAGATACTGTAGGATACTGGATGGATGGTACAGTGGTAGGTGAGAAGTTAAAGAATGATCTACGAGCAAGCTTAGTAGAAAACTCTCTGTCGAATATCTTCTTGACTGGAGCTTCATACAGGATGTTATCCTGAGAACCTACAAAGAGAGCAGTAACAGGAAAGTTCTTCAGAGGTTTACCCTGTTCTTCCTTATTACCAATGAGCTTCACTTCTTTAGAGCCTTCATCATATACTTCAGACATAAACTGTAGAAGTGGTACTATAGAACCTGATGTGAGTTCTCCTCCGAATTCACCTGAGTATACGAAGCCTCCACCAATACCAGATTCCTCTAAGGTGTTGAAATGCTTCATGAGACCCTTCTGTGTACTATCTACTGAGGCGAAGAGTTCTTCAGGTTTCTCATAGAATTCCTTGTAGGTATTCCATTCAGTAGGGTCAGGCTTACCAGCAAGCTGAGCAGAACGTATAGCATTGGATGTGGCTACTGCTTTACGCTTGTCTTCTATGATGCTGTAGCCTTCGTTGAAACACTTACGTGCTGCATTAACTGCTGAGTCTTTACCAAAGCCAGATGCTGCAATAGCAAATGAGATAGCATTGATAGGAATCATAGATCCATTCCAGTGCTTGATGTTACGTCTAAGATGTGATGCAAATAGAACTAGTTCTGATGCAGCAATGGTAAGCTTAAAACGGTATGGAGCTTGTGGGTTATTAATGGAGTCAACGGTTTGCCTAACAATGTCAGGCAATGCACCAGAGAAAGCTCCTTTAGCTTGGAGATCTTGTTTAAGTAGGTCTAACATAATGGTCCTTATTTAATAATGATTTTGTCTAGGATTCCTTTACAGAATTCAACTTCATCGAGAGTGTCACCAACATTAATAACGTCAGGTATTGTAATAGCATTACCATAGTTCTCGTCTAGAGTGGCTCCAAATGTATCCTCTAATACTGCAAAGAAGAACTTACGTAAGAGTCTATCGTTGAGGACTGCTGACATGGTCTGAATGGACTTCTGATCTCGATGAGAGAAGAGTGGAATAGTAGCAAGAAAGTTCTTCTTGTCTCCTGAGCTACATGCTTGGTCTGGGAATACAAGTGAAATCTTGCAGTAGATATGCTCACGTTCTAGTAGTTCTACTGTAGCAAGAATCTTCGCCATGTTCTCACGGATGGTACTGTCAGAAACATAATAGGGATATGATATGCTGATGTACAATTCATAAAAGTATGAGATATATTTCTCAGTAGGTACTAAGAAACAAGCGGGGTCTTCTGCTATGACTTTAGCAACATCCCATAGTTCACCTTCAACATCATAGTGGTAAGACTCGTATACTGATTCAGAGATGAGTCCTCGTTTAAGGAGAGACTGCTTCACTCTGTTCTTTATGATTTCGTATTCACCCTCAGTGATAGTGGGAGTATCAGTAAGAAGTTCCTTCAATGCAATATCATAACTGACATCACACTTATAAGGATCTGCCTGAGTAAGAGTCTTCACATGAGACTTAAAGTGCAGAAGATTACGGTAATTAAATATCACTGTATCTTTTGTAGGAAGCTTCTGTAGCCACGACTGTGGGTGGATGTCTGGTAAGGCTGAATGTGTAATGATAGGTTTCATTGTTGTTCCTTTAGAATGGTATGAATTCTGAGTCTTTGAATTTAAACTCTGTATCACTAGGTACATGCAAAGCTCTGTAGATAGTATCATAAGGATTCTCTGCTGTAGGAGTCATTTTCTGTACTACCCAATCAGATGGTGCTGGAACCCCATTAGAGATAAACTCTTGTATTATATGCTTAGCATACTCTCTAAGATGTTTATCTGCCTGTGGATTGTCAGTATCTGATGTCTTCCATTTAGCTGCTTCTTTTACTGCTTCTGCATCATACTGTGAAGACTGTGCTTCTCGTTGAATGACTTCCCATAGCTCATCTACTGATGTAGCTTCTGATTGTGTCATAGACTTCTTCTTAGCTTCTGTAGCTTTTACAGCAAGTTTACTGTTGAACTGCTCATAGAGGTCTGTATGCTTATGGAATACAACATCATGGTAGACACAATCTGAGATGTCAAGCTGTGACAGCTTATGCATACGTATAGCATCTCTCATGGTAACAGTAGAAGTAACTCCATGAGACTTCAAGATAGATCGTGCAATATCAGCATGTTCTACAATCTCAGGGGAAGTGAGTGAGAGTTCAAGCTCAGGGTCTCTATCAAGTGTGATATGAAAGTATCTATCAATGGTAGAGAAGTCAAGCTTAGAACGTCCAGTATAAGTGCTGTGAGCATCAGCTGGATTAGCTGTAAGGATAAGTCTAAAGTTCTGGTGCTTCTGTACGATACCGTCAGGGAATGAAATGAATCCATTCTCTATGGTGTTCAAACAGAGGAGTACGTTAGGGTCAGCAGCATCTGCCTCATCTAACAGGAACACACCACCATTCTCAAATGCATTACGAAGCTGAGTAGGAATGAATACTCCGTTGATAGAGATGAATCCAAGAAGAGCATTCACTGACATCTGCTTCGTACAAGAGATGGAGTGGAAAGTGAGTGATAAGTCCTGAGCTATCTGCATAGCCATAGTGGACTTCCCTGAACCTGCTGGTCCCATAAGAAGGACTGGTATTCCAGACTCTACTACTTTCTTAACGTAGGAGTATTTACTGTGATGCATCGGAGACTCCTAATGTGAATTGTGGGATTGAAATCTTATAACTGTAATCATAGATATGGGAATCTGAATCTGTAATCTGCTCAAGTACATATTCGTTGAGTACTGTAATAAGCTCTACTTTACTGTATATAGTAAGATGAATACAAGTATTATCTACCTCAAATATATCAGAATACTTCTCAGCAATGATATCGTTACCATAGTACCAAAGCTTGTATGCTGTGATGGATTCTGAGATAGGCAGTAAGTCTGTAACAAGATGATCAGATTCCATCTCAGTAACAGTCTCTCTATCAAAGAGTCTCCTCCATAAGTCTATTCTAACAAGACCTAACTGCTTCAGCATATAATATGGAATGTATAGCATATGGTCTAGGTCTACCCATAATGGCAAGTCTGCTGGTGGTACTCGTAAATGCTTTGTAGACTGTTCTGTATCTAAGTTAAGTAGATCTACCATAGCTATTTTAAGTTCATGAGCTCTAGACTCGTAATTGTTGCATAGTTCTTTAGCTGACTTAAAGTCTTCTCGTAACTGGAGTACTACAAACATATAGAATCTGAGTTCATCTACAGTATGTCCTGCAGTGGCTGTAATGTGATGGTTAAAGAGTGTGCTCCAAATGACTTCTGCATTAGGACGGACTGTAGTGAATTGAAATAGTGGTTTCATAGTAGGTTCCTTTTCTGGTTGTGAGGGTATACAGTTGTACTGTTCAGGAATATCCCAAATTTCTTTAGGGAGAGATTGCCATGTAGTCTGATATAGCTTTAATAGTTCTTGCATCTTAGCATCGTCAAGATCTCTTTGACTGTACGGAGGAAGTATCTTAGATGTATCAAGTCTAGTCTTAACATTCATGATGTCTTTATAAGACAATGCTGATGTAGTAATTGCCATATAATTCCTTTGAAATATAATAAAGTATACCAATGTATACTATGGTATATCCCAAAAGGGATACACTTTAGATGTACTTACTAGAAGTAGATACTGCTAGATTACAAAGGATAGGGCATACTGCAACTAGGTTAATGAGATCTTGTAGTTTGGCTTCTGCTGAAGCATCTTTGTTTTTAAGAATATCGTTGAAAGTCATAATGACTCCTATAGTGGGATGGTGGATTACTCCATATAAGACTGGGTGAAGTACATGAGCTGTTAGTCCTCGGTTACCTCATTTAAAGTGTAGCTCTTCTATACATTCACTTATGTACTTCATACAATTTTAAAATTAGCATGGGAGCTTACCGCATGCTGGTTTACACTATCCTAAGAATCACCAAAGGAATCATGCACCGTAGCTTGCAACGGGATACACTATTATGTAAAACTAAGATGGAAGTGTTATAACCGTTTCTTCTGGCGGTTCCTCTACCTATGTCCCCTGCTGAACGTAGCATTTAGAATTCTGATATTTTAGATGATAGGTGATTAATCTATCAGAGCTATGGAGTCTGAAACTATTGCATCCTAAGTAGCCTCCACAACATCCTACGAATAGGATGCTAGGAAGCTAGAGTGATGCAAGTAATTCTTCTTTAGAAGCAAAAGCTAGACGTTCTACTACATACTCTTTGTCTGAGTACTCATCCCATAAATACTTAATGCGTACATCATTTTTAGTTCTAAAGATTGAGATAGCTTTTACAGCTCTCTTACTCGGTAGGTTATTGTTCATATACCATACCTCATCGCCTACATTAAATTTCGTTTCAATTTTCATAATATTTCCTTTAGTGGCATTCTGCCCAATTACGTCCTGATAGGACTTCTCCTGTGTAGGTACACTTCATACCTAACAGTTCTGAGACTTTAGCATATGATGTCTGTAGTATATTCTTTACAGCTTCTACACAATCATCACGTACAATAAAGTCAACTTCATCATATATGGTAGCCTGTTGTTTGAAGTGCTCACCATGTATAAGACCTGCTTCTGCAAATGCCTGATGTATTATGGTAAGGTAGTTCTTCATAGCTTCAGCACCCTGACCTTGACAGAAATAGTTGAGACACTTATGAGGTGAGTCTACTGGTATGAGTCTTCCTCCAAGAGTGAGAATACCTCCACTCTGTTTAGCATCATTAGTGAGTTTCTTAATGAGATCTGCTAGACCATCTGTAGACTTAATCAGTCTGTCTTGTACTTGCTTTCCGAAGATAGCCTGCTTAACCAGTTGGTCATCATATTTGACGTAGACTGCTGCTGTACCTGATTTAACTGGATAATAGTATTCACCATCTGCTTCTCTAAGACGACCTTCAATAGAGGACACAGCATCATTCCACTCTGACTGAGTATAGTCTGTGAAGTCCTTACGCCCAAGGAGAGTGTACCCAGTAAGTGTTGATGAAGATCCATAAAGAAACCCAAACCATAAAGGCTTTGCATCTGTTCTAGAGACTCCACATGATTTTGCATTAAGACTATGCAAGTCTGTTCCAAGATCTTTGTCTCCTGAAGTGTTGATCTCATTTAGTCTTCCTCCATCAAATTCATATAAAGCTTCTGCCAGGTTTACGTTCTCCTGTCCTCCAAAGTCAGTACCAACAAATGTCCATCCTTCAGGAGCTGTAAACAGTTCTCTGAATTCTTTAGCTGCTGGTATCTGATTAAGATTAACTGAGGAGGAAGTGAACCTCCCAGTGACAGTACCGTTAGTATCAATACGAGATGTTATGGTAGAGTCATATCGTACTGCTTCATTGAGACCCCTAAGCTGAGACAAGTCTTTCACTATCTTGAGGTAACGCCTCAGGTCTGCCCCATAGTCTCCAAGAGCAGTGAGTTCTTCACCATCTACTTTAGCGGTACCTTTATCTGTATACGTACTGAATTCAAAATCATACTGCTGTTTAAGCCAATGACGTATCTTATGGCGAGAACCTGGATCAAACTTCGTAAGCTCTACTGGAGTGTAATCACCACCACTGTAATGAGTGTATACAATACGATGAGGTCTATCAAACCAAGCATACTTCTTGAAACGTATCTTCCCATTCTTCAGTATGGTGTACTGGAATGGATGATATGCTATAGCAGTGAGATACTGATAGTTCTCATCAGGAATATATTGCTTAGTCCTACGAGGCTTAGCAGGTGTGACATCAGGACCTTTACGTAGAATCAAAGGCTTGAATGTACGAGACAGTCTCATAGAGATACTAAGCTGTTCATGCATGAGCTTCTGCATCAGAGAACGTCCTGCATCAATATCATAATAAAATCCATAGTGTACCTGCTGAGCAATGAGTTGTGCTACTTCATGCTCCAAGTCAATGACAGATTGTGATGGAAAGTTCTTAGCTGATAGCAAGTTCTGATATAGCTGATATGTAACGTCTACGTCCTGAATACAATAGCTCATCATAGAAGTGTTGAGTTTACTCCAATCAGAATGAGAACCTTTAGGATACTGCATACGATCACCAAAGGCTTCAAGTGAGAACGAACCATACTTAGACTTGTTGAAGTCAGGTATGGTATAGTCAAGTTCTGATAGTTCATCCTTAGTGTAGATAAGCTTAGCAAGAAGCATAGTATCAAGACATGTAGTATGAAGAGTTCCTAGTATGTTATTCACAACGATACAGTCAAAACCAATACCATTATGAGCAATAACTAGATCAACGCTATTAAGTACCTCTAATGCATTCCTGAGAGTACCGCTACTACCAGGAAGGTAATGTGAAGTGTATATCTGTGTAGGACTATCATCAATCTTAATAGCAATACAATGAATCTTATCTACAGCATACACACCTTCTACTGGAATGGCAGATGTTTCTAAGTCGAATACTGCTGTAGTCATAAGTCCTCCTATTTCTTAGTAAAAATACTGGCAATACCTGCTACTATAATAAGCAGAAGACTACCAACAACAGTGATGATCAATGGTGCCAGATAAAATCCAATGGCTATAAGGATTCCAATGCCAATGTATTCCATCAGTCACATACCATAATGGTTTCACAAGGATAACCTGGTGTACATACCATAACCATACGGCAACCAGCTGCCTGAGAGAGTGTAGCAAAAAGTGCTAAGAGTAGAATGTATTTCATGATGTTTCCTTTATTTAATACCAGCAGTCATATTCATACTCTGCATCATTTTCTATGATATCAGTACGTACTGCTGTGAATATCTTTATAAGATCTTCGTATTCTTCTTGATCCATTTCACCTGAACCATAGAAGAATCCACTTGTAGCTGGTAGAGAAGCTTCTGCTAAGTCTGATAATAGTTGATCTATTACTTCAATGTTATCTCTATTGAGAGTAGTCGGTACACAATTCTCTTGATTACAGTTTTCTTCAAACCAACCTTGAAGCTGATGATTCTTTCTCCAGTACTCAACTTCTTCTGTCTGCTTCTTCACTACTACTTTGTTTAAGTATTGATCTAATCCCATTGTATTTCCTTTATTTGTTAATGTATATAGCATTATTCAACTGCAGTCTACTTCTAGAACAAGCAACATAATATAAGCGTAACTCTTCCTCTTCTGAGTGAGAGCGTTCTGATGGTTTCATCTCAAGGATATCATCAAGATCAAAGTCATGAGCTATGGTCACTGAATCGAATGTCAAGCCCTTACTGCTGTGGCAGGTACTTAAGGTGATGAAGTGATCGTCAGGATGCTTCTCTGCCTGCTGAGCATGCTTGTATGCATCGTATATCTTAGATGCTCCATGCTTCATGATGGTTTGTGCTGCTGTCTTAATGTTACGGTCCTCTTCACCATGAAGCATAAGGATGTATGCAAGACAAGTACGATACTTCGATGGTAGAGTCTTAGATTTAAAGTAATGATCAACATCCTTCTGAATGTATTTTAGAGACTGATCATATATCTGAGAGTCTTTCTTCAAGTTCATCAGAGTAAGCATATTAGAGAATATCTCTTTAGCCTGTCTAGTGAGGTTGAATGGTGTATGCTGAGCAGTAAGAGTAATCATGTATTCAATGAGACCACTGTTAGTACGAGAGATGATAGCTTCACTACGAATGGTAGTGTCAGAATGAGCTGTACCTTTGAATGCAATGGTATCATCAAGGTGACGATGAATGAAGTTCTCAATGCTACTAGCAATGGCTGTAGAGCAACGAAATGATTGAGATAGAGTCTTTGTCACTCCAACATCAGCAAGAGCTTTAAAGCCATTAATGGTGTGATTAAAGCTATAGATATTCTGCAGTGGATCACCTACCATAATCTTCAGGTTAGCTGGAAGTAATAGAAATATCTCTAGGGTGACAGCATTAATGTCTCCTGCTTCATCCAACATGATGACATCAAATGGAATATCATAATGGATACAGCCTAAGTCTAGTAGCATATGATAAAGCTTCAGATAGAATGCGTGAGTACATGGCATAGTCTTATTGACCATAGCATTAAAATATCTGGAGATGATCTGCTGGTTAGCAGGTTCATGCTCATCATAGTACTGCTGAAGAGTAGTGTACTTAGATAGACAGAATGCTTCAAGATGCTGAACTACTAATACCTTATCATCATAGTCTATCTTCTCAGTGATGTCACGATATGTGAATGATGCAACTTCTCTCTTCTTCCCCACATCACCCTCAAGGGAAAGTCCATGAGTGATAGTTGGAAGATATGCTAGAGAGTGTGTGGTCTTACACTGGACGTAAGGTGGAAACTTAGACTTGGACTCATCAGCAATCGACTTATTATAAGCCAAATATAATTGGGCACTATGTGGTAATGCTTCTGATACTTTAAGTAGTGTGTATGTTTTGGATGCCCCAGCCACAGCACTAATCTTGAGTACTGAACCTGTAGAAGCGTTAACTGCATAATCTATAATAGATTGTTGTTCATCAGTGAGAGTGTATGACATGAAGTTCCTTTATGGTAATCTGCATTAGATAATGCTATTAATAGAATTGTATAATGAAGATGAGTGGTGGGCAATTGGTGACTCGAACACCAATGACTCCTTTATGAGAGGAGGATATTAAACCTTTATATGAATCGCCCAATAAGCCAGCTACGTGTGCGTGCAGGGACGTAGCGTAGTGTAAGTAGTAGTAAAAAGTGTCCAAGCTAGCACTACCACTGATACAGAAGTTTATGAAAATAAACAGATGTACATCTTCCATTAGTAATGTACGTGAGAGATAGTTCTACCTCAACTGCAATCCGTGAGTTCCTACACTCCGACTACTGTCACCCTCTGTAAGTAGGTATCTGGTGACATGTATTATAATTATAGCAAAGAGATTTCATAGAGTTGATCTCGCAAGTCTTTGACAGCATTAGCTATCTTATTAACTCTAGTGTAGTCTCTATCAGAATAGGGTACTGCTTGTAATTGCCTTTGTAAGTGTATGGATAATTCAAGCTTAACTTCTAATGCTTCATCGTATGGTAAAAGATACCAGGCTGATGGGTCAGAACCATAAAGATACTCTGATGTAGATGATGGACGATTTTCTGTTTTAGGGTTATGAAATTCTGATGAATAAATAGATGGCATAATATTCCTTGTTCAGTGAAGACTGGTAGGGCTTGAACCTACAACTCAGCGCACCTACGCCCTGTATTCAGACCAATTGAACTACAGTCTTCGTGTTATGGTGATATAGCGAATGACAGTGAACATTCCTATATCGTGACTAAATCTTTAGACTTATTTAAAAGTTTATCACTGTAAGTTTTTTGATAGCTAATACCTCGTGCTATCAGCGAGGATAACAGTTGCAATCTCAACCAATTGAGACCACTGCTATACGATTAAACACACATAGATTGGTTTGTGACAGTATCTTCTCCAGATGACTGTATAGAGTACACCAATACATGTAAAGATGTAATCAATACAACCATCCTAAGATGGCTATTCGTTAAATAGAAACTTCATATCCTCAGGTATACATTCATACATTGCTTCAGCTACTTCTCTGATTTGGAAGTGTGCTGAAGATGCTCTACGAAGCTCTAGGAAGTTCTTTAAGCTTCTAGCGTTAAACATTACTGTCCAGTTGTATTGGAAGGCTTGTGGTAGCATTAGAGATACAATCTCGTTGGATACTCCATCTTCAACAAAGCGTCTAATTTCATCTTGTAGATATGATAATACATTGTCTACTTCACTATTCCCAGTAGACTCAAATACAATATCAGTCTTATTCAATGTGTACCTACTTGACTGGCAAGCATAAGAAGCCATACGATGACGAGTCATTTCAAGAAGCACTTTTGTACTAGCTGATATGTCAAATGTGAATGTAGCAAACTCCAATACACTAGAGTGCTTATGTTTTAATGCTACCTTAGTGATACGATTATCACGTTTAGTAGTATCAGTATAATCTCCTTTAGCATAGCAAAGTCCAATACTATGGTCTATGCCTTCTAGCCCTTGATGTGCAATTAATTTAACTTTCATCTTATTCCCTTTTTTAATATTTGTATAGCTATTGCTACGCATATTATTGAAGCAGATAATAGTAGTATTGAGTAGGAGTCCATACTTCTTTTAGGTCTCTACGGTTATCTTCTCCAACAAATCGTTTTCCATCTAATGTAAACATATCTACATCATTTCCAATAATGGCAACTACTGGGTATTCGCCACCTTTATTAGTACATAAAATACGTACTGGCTTACCATTACTGGTATACTGTTTGTTAATATCTATTGTCATTTACGCTCCCTTTTAGTTTCTAATACTTTGAACCATTTATTGGGTCGTCCGAAATAAGACTCTGCTTCGAGTTCTGTCATGTATTTATTTGTAGGACAATAAAAGTCATCAGGAGTACGCAAATCAAGCCATAAGTATTCGTACACTGGCTCTGGTGGTTTGATACGATATTTTATAGCTGTCCCAAATGGGTAGTCTGTATACCACTTTCCTTCTAGCTCATATTGAAGTATTTTAGTCGTATCCTCAACCCATTCATGGATTGCTTCAGAGTTTGAATGAGGATTAACCCCTCTTGGAATACATACATTTTGTGAGAAGAATTCATTGAATACTTCTGTAAGTATAGGTCTACGATAATCCTCTGGATTAAATGTCCCAAATACTTTATCTTTCAATTTTTCTTTAGTCATTATAATTCCTTTATAAAACTAGGTAGTTCACCTATTAACGGCTCACAGTTGCTAGAGTTTAACCAATCTTCATCAATATGTTGTTGAGTTGCCTCTATAATGGTTGGAATTTTGTAGTCTAAAACTTGTGACCAAACCCATTCACCAACTTTTGGTTTCCAAAGCTCACAGTGTTGTATATTAATATCATAGTTTCTAGTGTTGTCTATGGTGTCTCTAGTATACCAACCTTTTACACGAACAGTAGTAGTGCACCCTTTGTGTAGAGAGTCTATTTTTCCTATACCGAATACATTACTTCTAACCCAATCGCCTACTTTAAGTTCCATCATAAACTCCTATATATTTTCATAACATCTTTAGCTTGTTTGTGCCCTAATTTACTATACCCTTTGTACCTCTTAATAGCTAAGAAATATGTACCATAGATATCAAGATAGTCTCTAAGAAGCTTAGCAGCATTCATGATATTACCTGAGTCATGGTAAGGATTGTATGGCAAGATAGAGCCACAAGTCATGTTGATACCACATAGACCTATTACGTTTGGTATGGCGTGTTTACGGTGCACAAATGAGCTTTCAGATGCTATCAGTGCACCTAGTACTTTGGGTCTAAATTATATGTCTCTGCTGCTTTGATGGTATCTTTAGCTTGTTGTGGAGATGCTCCTAAAGTCTGAAGGGCTTCTGCTGTGGTTCTGTATGACTCAAGTTCTTTGTTGAGAGCATCTATCTCTCTGAAAGCCGCTGAGGCTTCTACTCTAGCTTGGTTGTCCATACTCAAGGACTGTTCTAAGACTCGTTCATGAGTGGATATGAGCATGCAGGATTGATTGCAGTATACGAATGGTATTGCAATGATAGCAATAAGAATAGGAAGAATAATATCTTCATCAATGCTGATAGTCATTGTGCCAACTTTGCTTCTGCTTGCTGTAGAGTAAGACCATCTTCCATCAATGACTGTACCATATAGCAATGTCCTATGATGATGTCAGAATCATCTTTCTCTTGCTGTAGCTGTTTGTTTTCCTCAAGCAATAGTCTGGCTTGAGCATTAGTAAGTACACTACTATACCACGCTATGATGGCCATAATGAAGAGACCTGATGACAACCATCTGTAGAAGGTACGAGAAGCTTTTAAGTGTTCATATGTTTCTCTCATTGTAGGTCCTTATTTATTTGAGGTAGACGTTCTAATAGCACTAGACAATGAACAATACTCATCTCTAAGTGTGCTATATCTTTGGTGTGTTCTATGGTTCTGTCGTGTGTAATTTCATACATATAGTTCTCTGCTACTTTAAGTGTAGCATATAGTTCTTCAATACAAGTTATGATGACTCCTTTAAACATACATTCTGAAGTGTACTGGTGCATCTAATGCACGTACTACAAGCTTAGCTGTAGCATTATTAAGCTCTCTATTACATTTAGTAAGAGCAACTCTTTGGTCTAGTATAGTACTACGTAATAGAAGCAAATCTGCTACTGATATACGTACTTCTTTTATACCCTCATAATGGATGGTATTAATACCTTGCAGTATGATGTCAAGCTCTGTTTTCATAAGTTATCCAATAGTTCTTGGAAGTCAACACCATAAAGATAGCACTGCTTTTTAAGATGTTTATATGTATTGATCCAATCATCTGATAGTTCTCGTTCTAGCTGAGATGCTGCAAAGTCAGGGTCTTGCATAGCTGCTTCATATGCTGCTTCTTCTTGGGCTTCTCTATAATATTCCATACGAAGATCTTCTTCCCATTCTGCTCGTTCTTCTGTTGTCATAGACTTCATACTATACTCCTGTTATTAATGTTATGAAAAAAGTGGATATTTGAAAATATCCAGTGTTATTATTGGCACTATTTCAAAGTACTAATTTCTATGCAAAATCCTGTAGAAATTTAGGTGGAAATGCTAGCAAATATAATGACATTAAAAACTGTGCAGTCATACCTACTATTAACATATCTCCACTACCATGAAAGAAATTCATGACTACTAATAACATACCTAAGTCTAGTATAAAATCTCCATAGCGTTTATGTTCCCATTTCCATTTAAGAATGGCAAAGTCAAAGAAGACTATAAGTCCTATAACTATTAATTGTTCCATTAGATCCTGTCTCTCCCATGTCTGATAGCATGGCATGAATGACATACTGATACACACTGTTCTGTGGTAAATGTCATTGATTCTATACCATCATAATGTTCATGATGGACCTGTAGTGGAATGTCACAATCACTGCAATCTACACAGTGATATTTATCCCTCTTGAGTACCTGTTTACGAAGTGCTCTCCATTCTGGAGACTTCAAATATACTGCGTATGCTGAGTAGTATTCAGGTGGAACCTTCTGTAGTGGTACATGTACATGATGATCTAAGTCAACTGTATATGGTGTGGTAGCACATGTACTTCTAACTGGAGATTCTCCAAGTAATACTCTGATAAGCAGTAGAATTGGAATGAATAGTATTCCTGCTACTGTAGTGATAGCAAACCAGAAGAATGCTAATACTAATAGCAATGCTTCCAGTAATACTGGCATTATGCTGCTTTAGTGAATGTAGGACCAGAGTGCTTCTCAGCAATCTCCTCTACATCAACATGATGATCAGGTTCAATGTCAGGACCAGTGAACAGTCCGTGCTCAAACCCTGTTGATAAAGCCTCTGGCACTGCAGATATTTCTTCAACTACTGTCTTAAATGTAGATTCTGCTACAACTGTAATGTCTTTAGTAATGCCACCTACTGTGGCTGCGATAAATGCTAACATGATGTATCCTTTTGCATTTGTTTAGCTTGATCCGTATCTGCTTCTGTAACAGATACAACTACTCCATTGATAACATAATAATAATCCACGATATTCTCCTTATATGGTGACTCTATGGTACACCTAATACAATGCAGCTGAGGAGACTGCACTGGGTTAGACTTACCAGCGTTTACCTACTTTAGCCTTTTCGGCTTTAGTATTCGCACTGTTCATAAGAGATGTATACTTATGTTCAAATAGAGCTTGCTGTAGCTCAACTTGGAGTTCTTCCGTCCACTGGTCTCCCAATGCTACTGATAGGACTGGTTCCCATTCCATCTGCCAACTACGTCTACCGTACTCATCTGCTTGCTTTGCAATAAGTGGATCAAGTCCACTAGGTCCCATATCAACTGCTAATTCACGAATATCCATATTATTCTCCTTTAGATTAATAGGCTTACACCTATCATTTCAAAGAACCGAGTGGATACGAGGGAAAAACAGGTAAGACCAATGGTCGTAAAATACCTGCTAAATTCCTTTCATAAAATGTATAACACACACACAAATCAATGTCTACTAGAACGGATATAATCCCTATGCTCAGCATTACCTGTTAGATTGTAGTAAGACATCATAATACCCTCTACAAAGAGAGAGTACTAGATATCTTAGTCTTCATAAGACAACGGCATACCTGCCATAATGTCATCTCTACTAAGACTACCTTTAGTGATACGAAACTGTAGTGATGGATCAATCTGAGTAAGAATATCATGAAGTAAATTCATGTCATTAACATCAGCCATAACAGCCTTAACAAGACTGAATAACTTCTCTTCATTACCTTCTTCAATACCATATGAATCATGAATCATACTGATAGCAAAGTCAGCTCTACGGCATACTTCTCTAGCTATGAACGACTCTACAGAACGTACAATATTAGGAGCTAAACTTCTGTTATACTTAGTATTATTAGGAACTTTAGCTTCAATAGATACACTATGAGTCTTACCCATTTGAAGATCAGCATAGTATCCTTTATGTGTAACAGTCTCCATTACATCATATGATACAACAAAGCCATCAGGCATTGTCCACTGATAGTGTGATTGGTTCTCATTGTTGAATCTATAGATAAGATTCATAAGCTTAAGTGCTGCAGGAGCAAGCTCTTCTAATGCAGTCATAATGAACTTATATAGACCAGCTTTAAGCTCTTCTGGAACTAAGTCTCTGATAGTATGTGTACCAGCATAACGTACATCATCCTTGATAGTATCAGTATTATCCAATAGCTGTTTCTCCATACCACCATAGAATGCAATCATTACTAAGTGTTTAACTGTATCCTTAACAAAGATACTACTACCAGTATGCTCATTAAGTCTTCTAGCTAATTCAATACGTAAGTCTTCCAACTCAGTATCTGAGAGTCCTACTCTACTACCTGTCAATGGATCACTACCAAGTAATGCATATACTTGTAGATTATTATTTCTACAGTCATACTTCTTAATACTGTTGCCATTGATTGTAAGCATACGCTTCTGAAATGAATCACCTTGTGGATTAAGGTATGGACTACATGAATGCATACGTCCTGAACTATTCTCAAATGCATATGGCACATGGAATGTCTCATCTTGAAATCTATGAATATCTTCTACTAACTTGTTCCACTCTTTAGCCATGAATACACCATCTTTATCAAACCATTTGTCTTGTAATTTATACTCTTCTAATAAAGGAACTAGTTCTTCATTAGGTATAAGCTTAAATGGTACTGACTGTTGGTGATTCAATGCAGATAATGCTGCTTCACCTTGTGCTGTAAGACCACTAAGCATAGTCTTACCTGATAAATACGTTCCTCCTTTATTCTCTGCAGTATGTGCTACTAATCTATAAGCTGCTCCTCCACTACGTACTGTAGAAGCTTTAAGATAGAGTCCTTCTTCTTGTAAGAATGCTTGTAGTTTAATACTAGGCTCAATGATATTATGTGTATGAGCTTTGTCTGTCTTAATGATCTTATTTTGTAGAAAACCAGTATCTTTAAGGAACTGAATAATGTTAGCTCCAAGTGTAGCTTTAGTGCTGTGACTAGCACGTACTCTACCTGTACTTAATGTTATTACTTTGTTACAAAGCTGTTGACCTAGCTTGTAACCTGCAATCCTGTGTTCGAGGTAACTATGGCTGATTACAAGATCCTCAATGAGGATTGTAAACACTTTAGCCCACTGAATATTGTGTTGAGACAACAGCTCATGATGGTACTCTTTATGTTCTATCTCACTGTTATTAATAGCTATTAAGTACTCACTCCAATTACTGCCTAATGTCTCTGCATTAAGCTTAGAAACACTGTCTTTAATTGCTAGTCTAAGACCAGCTAAGCTATAACTAGCTTCGTATGACTGCTGCTTAGCAGCAACTGCTTGGATTTGTGCAAATGTAAGTGTTGATAATGTTTTCATAATATTCTCCTCAGAATAATACACTCTATGGTGTATGTTAATGTTATGGTTAGACTATTCACTGTAGATTATTCAGGACTTATTGACATTGCCTACATGAGTACTCTATGGTACTCTCTCGTGCTTGCTCGTCTTGTACTTCTAGGTGCTGCCTATGGTGGCAATCCCTTTAATAGAGATGTTCAAGATGAGACTCCTTGTATAAGATTAGTGGTTAACTATGTAACGCACCATCCTACCTACTAGTTAGAGTAGGTAGTGTGATATGTTATGCTCTAGCCTTAGCTTCTCTATTAGCTTTGAGTTGAGCTGCTCTGGCATCATTCTCCTTCTTGAGATCTGAACCTAATGATCCAAGTCCTATTGAAGTACACATTGATTCATGATTAGTCTTAGCTACTTTAACTGCTCCTCCAAGCTTAGCTAGTCTCTCAGCGTCTTTCTCCCATTCATCTGCTAAAGCATCTCCTTGCTCAGCTAGCATAAGAGATGTCTTTACTCCCATTTGGTAGGCTACTGATGTTGTATCTCTAGCTGCTAAGAATGCATGGGTTGATACTGTCTTGGTAGTATTGGTCATCTTAATAATCAAGGCTTTCTTCTGTCTTGACTCTAGGTATTTGAACACACCAAATGTGAATGCTGCTAATAATACGATGATGATAAGTGTAAACATGATGAACTCCTGCCATATAGGACTTACTTGTATATACTCTATGGTATAGATTGTAGACGTTGGTATGAACATTATCAGTGACCATGTAAAAGAGCTAGGCTCTATACTACCATCCGAAGATAGTAGTAAGAACTCAGTGCATTACTATTGAATAGCTCTTAGGAGTCATAATGAATCCAACAATAGTAAGGAGAAGTGTAGCATTATCTACAAGTGTAGAGATGATGATGTGTGACATGGTAGATCCTTTGTGTAGTACATAGCTCTATGACTATGATAGTGAAGAAAGAGGCTCCACTGGATTATAGGGGCGGATACCCTCCAACTGAATATCCCTCCACCTATCTCTGCACCCTTACAAAATATTTTCAAAACTGTGTAATCCAAATCTTAATTATTTCTTAGTAGCAGAGTAGCGCATGAAGTGGAGAATAAGGAGGGATTGTTGTATATGTTGAAGTAGATGTTTGCTGTCACTGCTACTGCGTAGGGCTAAATAAATCTAACCCCCCAGCGCAGTCGTTAACCATTCAGATTCCTGATCGTATCATAGATCGTTATGTATTGTCAAACATAACGCTATAGTGCTCTACTATGATATGAAATATACTATAATTTGCATAACAGTAATAACATATGGTATGATTCGGTAAAGATAAGGAGTATTAATGCCAATATCGCTAGAAGTACTAAGAGATAGTCTAGGTAAGAAGAAAGGTGCTCTAGTAAGCCAAGAGACTGTAGATGAGCTGAATAGGCTAGAGGAAGATCCTGACTATGGTGATGAGTTCACTGATGCTTATAAGCAGTATTTCAATGTACTAGAGAAGAATAGTGCATGGTCTACTCCAAAGTATATGCATGCTTTAAAGTTCTTCTCACTGATGGAGTCTGATCATAGTGCAGTAGATGCTTATGTTAAGACATTCCCTGAGAGACTAGCTGCTAGACATGCTAGAGGTGAGACCAAAAAGGATATGGGAGGAGAAGCTAGTAGATATAATGCTAGTGCTCTAGTCAATGAGATACGAAGAGTAGCAGGAATATCTGTAAAGTTAACTCATAGACATACTATGCTGAAAGCTATACAGGTTACTACTGATCTTATGTTGGATAGGAATGTAAGTCCTGCTGTAAGACAGAAAGCTGCAGAGACATTGATCAGAGAACTAAGACCTGAAGAGGATAGTAATGTAGTGATCAAGGTAGGTATGACTGATGATATGAAGAATCAACAGGCTAAGCTGGTAGATCATATCGGTACCATAGCACTTAACCAGCAGAAGATGCTAGCAGCAGGTATGAGGATAGAAGATATACAAAGACTGAATGTATCAGTGATCAGAGATGAAGAATACGAGGAAGCAGAATATGTTGAAGCTGACTAATCAAGCACAAGAGAGAATCAAAGAAGGTAAACCACTGACTGTAGATGACCTACTGAATAATGTAGACCTAAGATTCAATGGTTATATACCTAGTGCAGTAGCATTTGAATTCTTTAGCTTTATACGATTATGTTTAGGAGAAGAACCTGAGAATGCTAATCCTCTAGCACACTACTTCCTGATAGATACGATATTCCAGCAGGATAATGTAAAGTTCTATATGGAGCAAAGAGGTATAGACTATGAGAGTAACAAAGGTAGGACAGCTATCATGTGTACTCGTGAATTCAGTAAGTCTACTCTAATAGGAACGTACCTACCACTGTTCATAGCATGGAGGGGGAATATTCCTGGATATGGCGATGTCAACTATGGTCTGTATATAGGGGATAGTATGCGTAATAACGTGAAGACTACTATGAATACTATAGAGGTGGTATATCTGGAGAGTCTATGGTTACAGGATCAGTTTGAAGCATACAGGTTCACTGATGAAGTAATGGAGCTAGTACGTAAGCCTAGGACTAAGAAAGAGATAGCTGAATATGATAAAGCTATACAGATGGGTAAGAAGAAGGAACAAGTACCTGGTAGAAGTAAGCGTAAGTTTGCTATGAAAGGCGTAGGGGCAATGACTGGGACAAGGGGAACTAGAAGTGGACTACAAAGACCACAGTTTGCTATATTCGATGACCTGGTTCCAAGTGAGGCAGAAGCTAATAGTGAAGCAGTACTAGGAAATATACAGTCTACTATTGATAGTGATGTACTACAAGCTCTACATGGTGCTGGTAGCTTTGCTATGATTATTGGTACACCATACAATAAGAAAGATCCGGTATATCAGAGGATTGAAAGTGGAGCATGGGTTCCAGTAGTATTCCCAATCTGTAAGGAATTAAGAGTAGATCTAACTGAAGAAGAGTTTGAAGGTGTGTGGGAAGATCGTCATAGCTATAAGAAAGTAATGAAGAGATACCTAGATGCTATCAAAGAGGATAAGCAGAGAGGTGTAATGCAGGAACTAATGCTACGTATCAGTAGTGAAGAGGATAGGTTAATTCCTGACAGCTATATGAACTGGTTCAGTAGAGCTGATATCACTGCAAAAGGTGGTGAATACAACTGGTACATGACTACAGACTTCACAACTACAGGAAAGAAAGGTAGTGACTTCAGTGGGATAGCAGTATGGGCTGTAAATAGTAATGAAGACTGGCTACTGGTGGATCTAAGTCTGAAGAAACTGGATCTGAATGAGCAATATGAAGAGCTATTCAGACTGGTTAATAGGTATAAGAGATTCAATGGTAGTGTAACTGTAGGAATAGAGACAGATGGACAGCAGAAAGCCCATATATTTGCAGTACAGCAGATGATGGCTAAGAAGAATGAGTACTTTACTCTAGCAAGACAGAAAGGTAAGACAGAATTCGGTATAAGTAGTGGTGGAATCAAGAAATTCAACAGGTTTCTAGCAGGTGCAGTACCTAAGTTCCAGAATGGTAAGATATGGTTTGCTACTGAAATCAAGAAGACTGCTGATATGCAGGAATTACTACAGGAATTACAGTATACAACCTATGCTGGATTCGGTAGTGGTAGTGATGATGGTTGTGATCTTATTACTCAAATGAGTATGATGGAAATATACGCTCCAAGTGAAGGGAATGTTAATGAAAAGCATCCTAAAGATCATATGTGGTGGGAAGAAGAACAAGAAGATGATAATATATACCTAGGATCATACATAGTATGATATAATATCGTAAATATAAAGGAGACTCCTATGACTGTAGCTGATGTTATTGAATATGCAAAGTATGGGGAACTGGCACAGCTGGGTGTAGTAGCACAATTAAAAAGTAATGATCCTATAGAAGTAGTAGATGCAGAGAAACAAGTGTTAAGCTATATCAACCTAGGACTGCTAGAACTGCATAAGAGATTCAATCTCAATACAAAAAGACTAGTAGTAACGATGGTCACAGGAACATCAACATATACAATAACAGCTACTGATTTCAATAAGGTACTAGAAGTATATGATTATACTGGTACTAAGCTTCTACTGAATGAGACTACTGATAGTGATAGTATTACAACTCCTACATATAATACGCTATCAGTACCTAATGCTGCAACAGGTGAAGATATCACGATTGTATATAATGCTTCTCCAACAACACTGGCATGGTCTACTCCTTTATCAGGTGTAACAGTACCACTTCCCCCAGTAATGTTAGAAGCCTTACTGCACTATATAGGGTATAGAGCACATGGAGCTATAAATGGTAATGTAGATGGTGAAAACAATACGCACTATATGAGGTTTGAAGCTAGCTGTAAGAAGATGACAGATATTGGTATTGGTATCAGTATTGACACACCATTAGAGAATGGAACTCTATTAGAAGCAAAGGGATGGGTATAACATGGCGAAACAATTACAACTACGCAGAGGGACAACTACTGAACATGCTACATTTACTGGTGCAGAAGCAGAAGTAACAGTAGATACTACAAAGGATACACTGGTAGTACATGATGGTGTGCTAGCTGGAGGATATCCTCTAGCAAAAGATAGTACAGTAGTGCATCTATCAGGTGCTGAAACTATTACTGGAGTAAAGACATTCAGTGCTCAACCAGTAGGTATCACAAAAGCTAGTGTAGGGCTAGGTAATGTAGCAAATACAGCACAAGTAACAGCAGTGACTGGTACAGCTCCTATAGTAAGTTCTGGAGGTACAACTCCTGCTATAAGTATGGCTGCAGCTACTGCGTCTGTTAATGGATATATGACAAGTACATATGCCAGTAAGCTAGATGGTATAGCTACAGGTGCTCAAGTTAATGTAGCTACTGATCTAACTGTAACAGCTGGTACAACATCAGGACCTACTATCAATAGCTCTACTGGATCGGATGTAGTGATACCGTCAGCAAGCGGTACAAATTCTGGTATAGTAACTACTGGAGCACAGACATTTGCTGGAGCTAAGACACTAACATCACCAGTACTAGTGACACCTTCAATAGGAGTAGCCACTGGTACAAGCTTTAATAGTATTACAGCATTAGCAGATACTCTTCCACTAAATAATGGGACTGCTGCTATAGGTACAAGTACTAAAGTAGCAAGACAAGATCACGTACATGCTCTGCAGTCATATACTACTGGCGTGCAAGACTGGCGTGATACTGCTATGTCTAAAGCACAGTTCAATGCGCTTGCAGCGGAACGTAGAGCAAATCGGGCTGGAAGTGGGTTTGACAGTTTTGGGGCTAATTATTTTGCTGATAATATTCAAGGTATAAGAGCGTTATCAACCAATGTAAATTCATTCTTTTTAGGTAGTGATGTTTTAAACTCAGCGGGTAACATAAAAACTGTTATTAATGGGGTACAACATAAAATTTACGATGGAGTATCAAGTTATAAAGACCAAATTGTTTCCCTGCCATCGGCTCCAACAATCTACCAGTTCGGCACAACTCTAACCGCTGAACAAATCGCATCAGGGTGTATCACTCATGTTGATGCGAGTAATAGTGGATTGATTACGAATGGTAAGTTTGATAATACTGATACGAGTGGGTGGACTCCATATCTGGGGGCTTCATTATCTATTGTATCAAATAAATTACGGGTAACTGCAACGACTACTGACGCAAACCCAAGGGCTACAGAAGCAATCCCTACGGTTATAGGTAAAAAGTACGTTATTGAGGCAGAGCAGTACAAAGGAACAAATGCGTCTACTTATATTGCTGTGTCTAATACTTCTAGTGGTACGTCTCCTTATGCAATACTAAATAGTACAGTAGACGGAAGGGTAACACTTGAGTTTACAGCTACCGCTACAACTTCGTACATTGGAGTATTCACTGTAGGCTCTATCATAGGTAACTACTCAGAATTCGACAACATCGCAGTATTCCCATCAGATGCAATCTCACGTTCTGACTTGGTATTCCTTGAGTCATGGCATGAAGATGTATCAGAGAAAGACTTTGTGTATCCATTAGGTAATGTCCAGTATCTCGGAACAACTGGAGATAGTGGCACACCCGTAGCTGGAGCATTTGCAGGGTTTGGTACTTATTCACTATTTGGCAATTGGCAAGCATCAGGGGCTTTAGTCGGCAAAGGGTATGTATGGAGTACTCTATCCGATGCCAACAAGAAAGCTTTTCTAGCTAATCCTGAGAATAACTGCTACTTGGATGGGGATAAGGTTATTCAGGTTCGGTATCGTATGAGGGTTGTGCAAGGTTGGGGTGATAGTTGGGAAAATAATTGTGATGTATCTGGCATAACACGATTGGCGTATGCGAGTGGTAATGCACGAGTTAAGCCAAAAGGCAAACAAGTATCAATCCTAAATGACCTAAATTCTTTTAGTGGTGATAGAACAGCGTGGTATGTATCTTATGACCATACTGATGCTAAAGCTGACATACAAACTCAAATAGGAGCGTTTCAAAGTACGTTAGGGTCTACACTATTAGATAGCGTTGCGTCTTACGAAGGTAAATGTTACGCAATGCCCATAGCACTTGTCCACCGACGTAATCAAGGTGGGTACCATCCTGTTTATAATAGCAATGGTACATTGATGGCTAATGATACTACAGTTGATGCTCGTAGATATTGGCATCATAGCAATGCTTTTAAACCCACTTCAATATCAGATTGTTTTTTAACTGGTGTTGGTAGTAGTCTTATAGGGTTTCATTCACATAGTGGGACTATAGCTTCAACTTATCAAGGAAGACATGATGGCTTATTCTACGACCAAATACACGAAGGTGACATCATTGACCTTCGCAATTCTTCACAAAAAGTTGAAGATTATAATAGATTACTTAGTCGTGAGTTCAACAAATCGGTTGCAGGTACTACACGTGGGGCTGAGGGGGAGCGGGGTGTAACATACTCACTGGATACAACTGTAAGTTCTGTTTCATTCTTTGCTGGTACTACAAATGGATTGGGTACATATATAGTTATACCAACTCCTGTTTCTTTTCTAACTGTTGACACATATCAAGAAATAGTTAATGGGGTGGCAAAATACTTTGCAGTTATTAACGGTATTCCATACTATCTTACAAGACGGGATAATGGTACTACACTTTATATCCAAAAAATACTTGGGGAAAAAACAAGTTTTACTGGCTCTATTTCAGCAGGTAATAGCGTACAAATCTTGGTTGTAACTAAAACAACCCGCACCAAATCCAATACCATAACCCATACAGACATTATCGGTTCGCCTGCTAATTATCCTACAGCATGGAAGCAATCAGGCGTAAGCGGAACACCTCTAATCGTGGCTGAGGGTGGAACAAGTCTATTACCAACTGGAACTACTGGCTCAGATGGTTTAGCAGTGTATAAGCTATCACGTAAAGCTAATGCTACACCTTTGCAAGTATTAAAATCTACAAATAGTGGTGCTACTTGGACGCTACTTATTAGTGCTACGCACTACACGTTTTCAACTACTGGAAATTACATTGAATTTATCACTGGGCATAGACCCCTTGTAGCAGACTTGATTATGGTGACGTATCAGACTAAGACACAGATGGCATTACCTTCTGTAAATAGTGAAGTGTTGGCGGTAGGTATGGTGTTAGGGACTAACTCTTTAAGCAGGGCTCATATCACAAGCTCATTAATAGGAAAAATACCAGTATTTAGCCAAGATTCAAGTCAATACGCTCATCAGGTATCCAATTGGGTTACATCGCCCGTGTTAAGCGCAGCCAATGGGGTGATGCTAGGTGGTGGAAACACGGGATATAACCCGTTACACAATATCGTAACTCTTCCATCTAATACGGCACCTGCCGCTAAAGTATTCCCATACCTAACACGCTCAAATGGTAAAGCCTACTTAAACTTAGTATTCAAAGAGATGAAGTTCGGTAGTTTTGTAGCTCCTACTGTGGACACTGGAGCTTCTATCTCACACGTACAATATGCAACTTATCAAGTCAGTATTGCAGGGTGTCCGTTAGATGGCGAGATAGTGCAGTGGACAGCTACTACTGCTACGGCTGCTATCAACTGGGCTTTATACAATAAGAACGCAGATGGTTCACTCTATGTTATCTCTAGCGGTGCTGCTTATACAAACGCTAAGATGTTCGATGGCAACTCATGGGGTGATGATAGTAAGTTTAACATCGTAGATAACGTAAGCACCACTACAGACGATAACGGTGCTACTGTATTAATAGGGCAAAAACGTATCGAACTACCATACTTTATAGGCGCAGGAGAGTAACATGGATTTATTCAAAACAAACGGGCAACTAAAAGCTAGAGGGAAACTTCTAGCAGACTTGCAAGATGAGCGTACAGCGGCAGAGTATGAAATCTGGAAACAGACTAATGATGAAACATTCATGGAAGATGTTATAGTTGGTCAAGATGAAGATGGCAACGACATTATAGAGTCACAGCAAGTCAATGTGTTTGAAGCTCCTATCGTAACTGAAGAGGAACTAGATGCTTATCTAAAGACACGTTACCGTGAGATGAGACAAGCGGAATATCCTAGTCCAACAGATTATCTCGATGCTATCGTCAAGGGCGATACAGTAGCTCAAAAGGCTTATATTGACGCTTGTCTAGCAGTGAAAGTGAAGTATCCGAAATGAAGATGATTATAGCTCTATTAATAACGCTATCTTTGAGTGCTGAGACGTTCTTTGAGCAAGAGGATAAACAAAAGCACATCATAGGTTCTATGGCTATCGGTGGAGTTGCTACTGGATTGGCAAGACATTACGGTTCTAATAAGTTTGAGGCTATTGCTATCGGTGTTGCTTCGGCTTTGTTAGTTGGTATCGCTAAAGAGGCTATTGATGGTAAAGGCTATGGCACTGAGGATGTAGGCGATGTGTATGCAGATACAATTGGAGCAGTTAGTGGTAGTTTATTATCTGCTCAATTCAATTGGAAGTTTTAAGTTTATGACGTATTCTAAGTTGCTTATGAAGCTGCCTATAGTTCTTAGAAAATTTATTTATGGATGGTTTATGTAATGTTAGATTACCTAAGACGTTTGTGGGCGAGATACAATCCTTTCGACATCAAATGGTATATCCACGATATGTCTGAGCCTCTCCACGAATTTAGAAAAGCACTCGAAGAGATACGGCATGGGAATAATGTCACTATCGCATTATTAGAAAATGAACTAGCGGAAAAAGAGTTTATCCTACAGCAATTTGCCGATGTCATCCCTGACATGGTATGGCTCAAAGAGTATGATGATGAAGGTAGTGGTGGTAAATATGTGTATGCTAATCGTGCTATACGTGACCAATTACTGTTATGCCCTAACCCAATAGGCTCTACGGATATAGAACTGGCATTGAGAGCTAAGGAAATCTATGGTGTTCATAATCACACGTTTGGTGAGAAGTGCAGTAATAGTGATTTGGCTACTATCGAGAACGATAAGCTCGGTCATAAGTCAAGCAGGTTTTTGGAGTCGGGGCTAGTAAAGGGCAAGATGATGTATCTGGAAGTGCATAAATCTGTTGTACGTACTGACAAGGGAAAAATCATCGGAGTGTGTGGAAGTGGCAGGATTATCACTGATTATATCGAAGCCGTTAAAGAGCTAGAGACTCTACAACAAGATGACATCAAGTGCTGTCTATCCATCAAGAAGCTAGTTGAAGTGTTTAAAAAATATGAATTCGAGGAGGAGTAAGTATGGCTGCTGAAACGTGGGAGGAGGTACGGTATCACGTCCTTGGACAACTTCCCGTCCTCAATAAAAAGATTGATAGTCTTGAGACAAAGCTAGGAGTCGTAGAGACTAAGTTCGAGTCAGGGATGGCGGTGATAACCACTAAGATGGGGATGATAACTTTTATATCATCATCAGTCGTATCTATCATCGTAGGACTTGCAGTACATTTTTTGGGAGGTAAGTAATGCACAAAGTAGACAAGCTCTCTAGGGAGTTGGCAAGACTGATACAAGAGAAGAAATACAAAGAGGCGAAAGCTATATACGAAGAACTAGGCGAAGTCCTAGAGACTTATCAATGGTGCTGTTAGGAGAATAGATGATGCAAGGTTTTCATCCAAAGTTTACGTGGGAAGAGCTTATACGTACAAATCATAGTAGCTTACAAGCTCAAAATATCAAAGAGGCACTGAAGTATCAAAACGCTGGTAAGCGGTTATCAAAGCTGTTGGGAAGCATCAGAGAAGCGTATGGATTTCCTATCTCTATTACAAGTGGGTTTCGTTGTCCAGCTCTCAATAGGGCTGTTGGAAGTAAGGCTAAGACCTCATCACATATGAGGTTTGAAGCTGCTGATTGTATTCCCGTTGGTAAAGATTTCAAGCACTTCTTTAATTGGCTCAATGAACATAGTATCGAGTTCCCTGATTTACGCAAAGCAATCATCGAACATCATAAGGGGTTGGTGCATATTGAGGTGAAGATGGATGCTGAGGAGCCTCAAGTATTTTACACTACGAATGACAATGTGACGTTTAAGGCGGTGGCATGAGTAAGTTACTAGAGCTTATTACAGACCCTAATGGGTCACTGTCCCATACGAAGATATGGAGCAATATTGGGATGGCTACATTGACAGCTACGTTTATCATCGGGACATACAGTCATGGTATCACTCCTGAGCTGATTGTGGCGTATGGTGGAATTGTAGTGTTCGGGCGTGCAACAAGCAAGTACTTGGATACTAAATCAGTATCTACGGGGGAATAGATGGTATGGATTACGTTTTTAAAGATGTACTGGAAATATGTTTTGGTTTTTGTGTGCTTCTCACTATTTTCTATCTCGCTAGTGGGGATGAGGATATCCAACACTGAGTTAAGAGCTGAGAGGGATATGTACTCTACAGCACTAGAGTTCCAGAATGCTTCACTACTAAAGCATAAGAAAGAATATGATGAGAAGTTATCTAAACTGCCTAAAGAGATTGAAAAGATTACTGTTAGGTATAAAGTTATTTATCAAGGTATAGATGATTGGAAAGGAGATGATAATGCAACTGATTGTGAAAATGCTGATAACTACCTTCGTAGTTTTAACTATTAGTGGATGTAGCCATAAGATACTATATGTGCCTAGTGAGTGTAATATCCCAGACTACTCAGAAGTGGTCTTAGATCTAACAGATAGAAATACAACTCTAGGAGAATCTAAGAGATGTACTATCAACTACACAAAACAAAAAGAAGCTAATGAGAAGATGGTGAAAGCCATAAAGCTTTGTCAATAAAGTAGATAGAATAGTGACAAATACCATAGATGATGGTATAATAACAACAATATCAATCAATAAGGCAGAATAATGACAACAACATCTGGAAAACTCGTAATAATTGACCTAGGTATGTCAACAGCACATTACCTATGGAATGGTGCTACACTTGAAGGTGTGGTAAAAGTATTCGTCTATAAAGGAACGTCTTTGACTATCACAGTTAAAGACAAATCAGTAATCCCAGTAGCAGAGATGAAACTCGCTGGTATCAAAGTAAAGGAAGTAAAATGAGTCAATTTGTAATGATAGCACCTGAGGGATATTCTATGCTAGATAGGCACTATATCAACTCTACAGAACTAAACACAGGGCTTTTTGTCAATGCACACATATACACTGTTATTGAAATCGCAACAGCATTGATGTTGGAGCGTGGTGATATGACACCTGAGCAAACACTAGCTGATATTCAGTTGGTAAATGATGAGATATGGGTTAAACTGGTATAACTAGATGGCAACTTTTACAGTCACTACATCACAGAATATTGACCAAATAGCTGGTAAGAATGGTGGCGATGTCTACAATATAAATGGAGGTACATTAACTATTGATGGGCACAGCAGGTTTGATTTAAATGCCTCTAATGCTTCAGCTACAGCTGCTACTTCATTAGGTACTATTACTATATCAGCAACACTTGGTGGAACTCTAAATATCGATGCAAGGAATGTACGGCTGATTCCATTCAATAATGGGACTGGAACTGTCCCTGCTGCTGGAACAATCATCTCACAAGGCGGAGCAAGTGGTAAGCTCATGTGTGTGTATGGAGCTACTCCATCGGTCACTGCTCCACTCGCAACAGGTGCAGCTATGGTTGCATCAAGTTGGCTATTGATAAAACAGTGGAATGGCGTAGAGTTTAGTGCTGGTGCTTTAACTGGAATTAGTGCAGATGCAACTCAAAATAGTGTTGTAGGATGGATAGAAATATTCGGTGATGATGCCTCAACAATCAATGCTAACCGTTTGGGTTCAGTCAACATAACGGGTGAATGGTATAGACTTGGAGCTACAACAGGTGTGGCAAACCAAACAATGCAAGTACCTAATAACGGCACACTAAAGCATATCGCTGGTGTATGGATTGAGAAGAACGCTGGAGCTAAAGACTATGAGTTTTACCTAAATGCTGGTATGCAAAACACAGTTGGGTCGGAAGAGTTTAGAGGTAAAGTGTGTTGGATAAGCAACACTGGATTGGTTCGGCTAGGACACAATGGAACAGCTAATATGGGGTATGTGCCTCCAGCAGGGCGTGAAGTTGTAATCCCAAATGTATTCTTGCAGTGTTGTTTGGCTACTGCTAGAAATGCAGAGGTTGTCCCTAATGCTACGATAGCTACACGATATGACTTCACTACAACTGGTGGAGGTGTTGTAAATATAGATAAGGCACAGATGGCATGGTATCCCTCTTTTGTTCAGGCGTATTCAGTACAGTTAAGCAATATTCAGGTAATAGAGTCACTATACTGTTCAGAGCTTGCTTCTGAAGCCAATTGGATAAACATAGGGGTAGGACAAAAACCTACAACAAGTCTTAATGTATCCCCTTTGATATTAACCCTATGTTTTTCAGGGGGTACTATAACAAATTATAAAGGGTCTAGGCTTAACCAAAGTGCGACAGGAATTTATACTGACACTCTGACGGATATCAGTGGGTTTGATTTTATCAATCATAGTAATACACCATTGTCAACTAGAGGACACGCAACAACAGGGTCAATAAACGCTACAAGGGTAAACAACTGTAATTTTGTATCTCCTCAGATATTAGGGGGTAGAATACTTTTGACTTCGTGTACTAACGTCAACTTATCCAATATCGCTTATTCGGATAATGTAAGCGGTACAACATTCACAACATACGCTTCTAGCGTTGTGGATATTGCGTCAGGCTGTATCAATATCACTGTAGATGGTATCACTTTACCTGTTGCTAATAATCAGCCATACACACAGCTTGTAGGTATTCAAGCTGCTGGGTGTAGCAACATTAAAGTGCGTAACATAGGGACTCTATTATCACCTCTCAATCTCGGTAGCACCAATGCTTGTGGGTATGCTGTTACGCTAGCAGCAGGTGCAGCAGCAAATAACGTAAAAGTACAGAGAGTCTATGTAAGCAACACACGGACAGGTTTCTCATCGGGGGATAACTCCTCTAAAGATATTGTGTTTGAGAACTGCTTAGGGGACTATGCTGATACAGCTACAGGGCTAACGTCTTACTCATCACTCAACGCTACCCATAGAGCTATTGGTAACAATTTTACCGCTGGTGCTGCTGCTTCCGTGTATGGCACACACTGGTTGGACGTTTTCAGTTCGGCAACCGCAGGAAGAGTTTTAGTGCTAATGAATGAGCCAAGCTCAACAACAGCAAGCCAAGCGATAGTTGCAAATGGTGCAAACTTCACCTCTGCTGGGGGTTTGTATATGCCTGTCATCGGTCACACTGCTACGTTTGAAATGCCATACTATGCACTAGGACATACAGGGTTTGCTAATAGTGCTTTGGTAATGTCGGGTGGTACAGCAACGAACTACGACTACAACTTTGCAATTGATAAGAATGACGGTGCCGGATGGCCTGCTATGACTACTGCTAACTACACTGCAACGACTCTAGGAACTGCACTCAATGCAATAGGTGCTTTGGATGCGAGCAAAGGGTTCAAGCTACGATTGAAGATAACTACTATCACAACCAATACCACTGCTATAACCACAGTGTATCTTACGACAACATCAACGACTACAGCGCAAGGGTATCAATATCCGCTAGATACTATCGTAGCTACAATGACTGGTATGGTGACAGGTAGTGACATAGTGATTCTACCTCATGGTACAGAGACTGTTAGAGCCACAGCTGAAGACATCTCTGGGACAACATATGCTTATACGTATGAAACTCCTGAGAGTGTGGATATACGTGTATACAAAGAAGGATACTTCCCATTCAGTATAGAAAACTATATGTTGGGTTCAACAAACGCATCAGTACTAATAACTCAAGTACCTGATGTTTCATATCTAGCTTAAGGAGATAGCATGGCAATGATAACTGATCCAGATAATCTGGTCGTAGGTACAAACCTAACATTCAATACAGGAGCAAGAACATTTGACTTTGTTGTAGCAGGTGGACTGGTAGCAAAGGATGGTGTAGATACTAATGCACTATGGAGTAAGCTTGTAGATCTATGGTCTACTGCAACATACAAGCCATTTCCATTCCCTATGAACAAGATTGATAATCGTTCAGGACAGTATGTGTTTGGTAGAGATCCAGGTGGTAACTACAATGGATGGAAACCAGGAAGTGATGCAACTCGTCAGATGCTACGTAATGGTGGATGGTCAGAGTACAGTAATGCTGGTGTACTGAATAGGCAGTACTTCGGTGCAGTTCTCCAAGGTGGAGTATCTAGCGGTGCACAGATGTACTTCCAGAAAACAAGTGGCGGACCAGCTATCAACTATACGTTTACAGACTTGCCTAATGAAGCGGTACAAGTGTTTGGAGATGCAAGTAATGGCAGCTTTGATAATCGTACATACTTCAAGTCATTTGTTAGGGAATATGGGTATACCTATGATGATGCTTCTCTAACAGATATTTCTGAGACAGCTACTGGAGCATACAAGCTTCCATTTGGTATTAACTCTAGTGCAGACTCTGATATTCAAGCTACCGATGGTGATGTGGCTACACTAGCTCCGTATACTGGTATCACAATCAAGTATGATACTGCTGTTACAAACGTAAGTATTGGGGCTGGTAGTTATCCATTCAAGAAGCATATCACTCCTAACGGTGCAACCATCAAGCAGATCTATACAAAGATGCAGTATCAACTACGTCAGAATAGTAATATCAATACTGGGGGTACAGGTGGTGTAGTGACTGGTAAGACTGCTGACCTAATCTGCTGGTTCGTAGGACCAACACTATATAGTAGAGCATTCTTTATACCAAGTCCTGCTGACCTCAATAGTGTAATCTTCATTGATGATAATGGAGTAGAGAGACAATTCCCATATGCATCAGCTGGGACACTGAACTTCAATGCTCCACTGACTGCAGGTGGTACAGGTGACTATACATTATATTACTCAACTACTCCAGGAGGTAATGACTATGGTGAAAGTACAGCAGTAGTAGTGAACGATAAAGATGGAGTACCCATCACAGGAACAATCACTGGTGCAAGTATTGCATTTACCTTTGACTATTCTAATAATACTCAAGGTGGATATGCAGGGGGTACAAATAGGAATGTGGTATTAGCATGGGGTAATCCAGGTTCAGCAAAACCAGGTATCAGTACTGGTACAATTACACAATCTAAAGGTATCAGTATTTCAGCAGTAGCAGAAAGTGATCCATCATACATTCAGTAAACTTTAAGGTTAAGTAGTGCATAATATTGGAAAAAGAGGTAACATGATAGAAAAAATAAAATCATTAGCTACTGATTCCAAGTACACTACTTGGTACTGTAGTATTATAAATAATGCTATGGCACGCACAGATGATATTGAAGGAGAGCGGCATCACGTGGTTCCACGAAGCATCTGGCCTGATGGCATTTTGCTTAAGGAAAACATAGTAAAGCTTACATATAAGGAGCATTATGTTTGCCATAAACTACTAGCAAGAATGCTGATAGATCCTGCACATACACGTAAGATGCGCTTTGCTCTATGGAGGCTAACACATAAGCGTGTCAATGATCAGATGTGTAATTCTAGAGATTATGAATCTGCCAAAGTGCTTCACAAGCAAGCACTTGAAGAGCTATGGGCGCAGGATGGGTTTAGAGAAGATATGCTAAAAAGTCGTAAATGGTTTTACGAAAGTGAGGATCAAAAATCTGCTAATAGCAGACGAGCTAAAGAACGACTACAAAACCCAGAGTTTCGTGAAAAGTTTTTTAAAGCTGCCAATGAAGCAAATAAAATAATCAGAGATTCTGATCCTATAAAATGGGCACAACAATCTATGAGATCTGCAGAAGGAAAAGCTAATGCTAAAAAAACACAGCAAACTGATAGCCATCGCAAAGCTTGTAGCGAACGAGAATTAAATAAATCCCCCGAGCAAAGATTAGCGCTGGCCAAGCAAGGCCAACAAGCTCTAGTCGACAAGCTCGGTGGAGAAGAGGCGTATCGTGAGTACTTGAGCAATAGGATTAAAGGACGTCGCAAGTACATTAATCCTAGCGATGGGTCAATACGCATACTTCGTGAAGCCGTTGATGGGTATGTGTTGATGGCTGACTATAAGCTAACTGTAAGGAACCATTATGTTTATATTTGACGGAGATGCAAAACGTATCTATATAGAGCCTACTGCAGTAAGTGGGGGAACAGTCATATTTACCCCACAAGAACTATGGAGTAGATACGTAGACTGGAGATCCCAAGGGGATAACTCTAAGTATCTCCCAGCTATGCGTACTGTTGATGCTATCATCAGTGGTGGACAACTACTAGGACCATATCTATTCATACGTAATGATCTGGGATGGAGAGGTGTTCCTCCTGTGACTGATGGTATCAAGATAATCATCAATGGTTCACTATATGGTGAGTCACAGATACTGCCAGTGATGGAGAACATACCTAACCAAGAGACAGATCTAATTATCAATATGTCAGCATTGACGAATACTGTTAATACTGGAGGTGGTAGTTCCTTCACACTAGAGCAGATTGCAGATGCTGTAAGGAACAAGATGGTAGGGGATATATATGCAGCTAAGTTCATCTAAAGGTATCCTGTATGATTTCACTTCTGCAATAGCAGGTACTGGTGGAGGTATAGACAATGCCACTGCTAACATCATAGAAGCCAATACAGGTACTAGTATTCATGACTATGTAGGTCATACTGAAATGGAAGAACTGAATGAATTACCATACATAGTAAGAAAGTGGGAAGATGCAACTAAGTCAAATCTATTGTATACTATCACTATGACATTCATAGATGGACTACTGAGCACTGTGGTAGCACAGAATCATGTGAGTACTCTAACAAAGACAACAACTATAGTATGGGTGAATGGTAAATTCTTCTCATCTAGTTCAGTAATAGCATAGGAGCGTATATGGTATCAACAGAAATAGTACTGGATAGATTTGCAGATTGGCTACCACTGACATGCACAGGAACAGTAGTGTATATAGCTGAAGTAGTATCAGGGAACATACTGGTGAAGTTCGGTAGTGGTAGTACTGCTAAAGGCTTCACAATGGTTCCAGGTGACACACTGAAAGCAGCAGAGACTGTATATGTTAAAGTAGTAAAAGATGCTGACTCATATCCTACAATACATGTAATCAAAGACTAAGGAGAACATATGGCTAAATCCTGTAAGACACCTAAACCTAAGAAGTGAGAATACTGTGCACCTCTAAGGGTGTATATCTATACTTATACTATGGTATACTTTCAATAATATAAACTAAGGACTATACATGGCTGATGATATTGTAGAAGATGATGAAAAGAAGAGTAATCTAGTTAGCTGGAAGAATGCTCCTACTGTAGCTGACTTAGAAGCTGATCTAACTTCTGCAGAGTCAAGTCATGCTGAGCATGTAGCTAAAGTAGAAGAGTGGCTAAAGAATCTAGCAGCAGAACTGAAGATCACCATACCTAAGGGTAGAAGTAAGGTACAACCTAAGCTGATCAGAACACAAGCTGAGTGGAGATATGCTGCACTAGAAGAACCATTCCTAAGTGCTAAGGATATCTTTGAAGTAAGCCCTAGAACATGGGAAGATACTGAAGGTGCTGATGATAATGAGATCACACTGAACTATCAGTGGAATACTAAGATGGATAAAGTAGCATTCATCAATGAGTACGTAAGAAGTGCTGTAGACGAAGGTACTACTATCGTGCAGGTAGGATGGGAATTCCAAGAAGAAGAACGTATGGTAGAAGTGGATGTAGAAGCTACTCCAGAACAACTACAGATGTATCTGATTACACAAGTACAGCAAGGTATGATGACAGAGGAAGAAGCTCAAGCAAGAATGCAGAGTGGAGAACCTATGGTGATAGGTACTAAGAAAGAGAAACGTATGGTTACTGTAAAGAACCATCCTAAGTACAGAATCTGTGAATATGATAAGGTAGTAATAGATCCAACATGTGAAGGTGATCTAGATAAAGCTCAATTCATCATCATGCCATTCGAGACAAGCATGAGTGATCTCAAGAGAGATGGAACATATAAGAACCTAGACAAGATCTTCGGTAAAGATGGTAAGGTAATCAGTGTAAGCTCAAGTGATGAAGAGTTCATCAGTTCACAGAAGAAGAATGTGAGTGGATTTGAATTCAAGGATAAAGCACGTAGAAAGCTGACAGCATACGAATACTATGGTTATTGGGATATCAATGATACAGGTATCACTACTCCTATCAAAGCAGTATGGGTAGGATCTACTATGATCAAGCTAGAAGAACTGCCATACCCTGATAAGAAGCTACCATTCGTAGGTGTGCAGTACCTACCAGTACGTAAGAGTGTATATGGTGAACCAGATGGTAGTCTACTGAATGACAAACAAGATATCATGGGTGCAGTAGCACGAGGTATGATAGATGTAATGGGTAGAAGTGCTAATGGTCAGGTAGGTATGCAGAAAGGATTCCTAGATGTAACCAACCAGAAGAAGTTCGATAAAGGTGAACACTTCTTCTACAACCAAGGATTTGATCCTAGAACCTCAATCCATATGCAGACATTCCCAGAGATACCACAGAGTGCAATGCAAATGATACAACTACAGAATGCAGAAGCAGAGTCACTGACAGGTGTCAAGAGCTTCAGTCAAGGTATCAGTGGAGCAAGTCTAGGTAATACTGCTGCAGGTGCTAGAGGTGCTCTAGATAGTGCAAGTAAGAGAGAGCTAGGAATCCTACGAAGACTATCAAAGGGTATAGAACAGATCGGTAGAAAGACCATAGCAATGAATGCAGTATGGCTAGAAGATGAAGAAGTGATTCGTATTACAAACAAAGAGTTTAGAACTGTAAAGAGAGATGACCTCAATGGAGACTTCGATCTACGACTATCTATCAGTACTGCAGAGAGTGACAATCAGAAAGCAGAGGAGCTAAGCTTCATGCTACAGACTAATGCTGCAAGTATGGACCCAGAGCTAGCACGTATCATACAAGCTGAGATAGCTACTCTACGTAAGATGCCAGAACTAGCTAAGAAGATACTAGAGTTCCAACCTCAACCAGATCCAATGCAACAGCAAATGCAGCAACTACAGTTACAACTACTACAAGCACAAGTAGCTAATGAGAGAGCTAAAGCTGGAGAGAATCAGGTGGATATAGAGTTGAAATCCTGGAAAGCTGAGACAGAGAGAGCTAAGTCTAGATCTCTCAATAGCAAGACAGATCTAGATGATCAAGTGTTCCTAGAAAAGGATGCTGGACTTGATCAACAGAAGATAATGGAACAAAAAGAGCATGACCGCTTAGCCTCTATGGATATTGAAGCATTTAAAGCTATGAATAGTAAAACTCAAGCTAGTAAGAAAGGTCTCTGAGTATGAGCTATATAGTATATAAACACACCAATAATATTACAGGTAAGTCCTATGTAGGTCTGACTAAATACACAATAGAGCATAGATGGTCTCAACATGTGTATGAAGCTATGAAAGGCAGACGTAACTATAAGTTCTATAATGCTATAACTAAGTATGGTACTGATGTATGGACAAGTGATACGCTAGTGTATGATATAGAAACATTCGAGGAAGCTGCTATACATGAAAAGTACATGATAGCTTTATATGATTGTATAGATAATGGTTACAATATATCAGAAGGCGGTGAAGGTTGCACTATAAAGGCAGGTCCAAGTCACCCACTGTATGGTGTCAAGAAGAGTAAAGAACATGTTGATAAAAGTGTGAAAGGGACTAAAGAAGCTAAAGATAAATGGACAGAAGAAAGACGTATGCAGTATAGTGCTACATGTGTAGAAGTTCTCAGAAAGAGATGGGAGACTATAGAGTACTCCTTCTACCATGAGGATTATGGTGTAGTAACAGGATTTGTATCTGATATAGCTAACAAGTACCAACTATACTCAGGGTATCTTAGATATGTAACAAAGGGCAAATCTAAACACTGCAATGGATGGTTTCTGTATACAGGTGATAACGGGGACTATACCAAAGATCCTATATACACTTTCACACATGAACTATATGGAAATGAGACTTTAACCTTAAAAGATATGAGTATTAAGTATAATCTATCAAAAGGTAATCTATGCATGGTAGCCAAAGGACAGCGTAATCACACTGGAGGTTGGAGACTAGCAATGATGGATGCTAAGGCATTCGATGCTATGAACATGCCAAAAAAAGAAGGAGTAAAGAAATGAGTAACTACCTAATGGATATGAACACTACAAGAGAGAACGTAGACAACAGAGCTATAGTGATCAAGGACTGGAACTATGGTCCTGTAAAGCTACAAGGTGATAACCTACAGTACTGGGACAAACTAGCAGGTATCTGGAAAGTAACACCACAAGTAGCAAAGAGACATCTATGTGCTAACTGTGAGTACTTCGATAATACTCCTGATATGATGAAGCAGATGATGAATATTCTACCTGACTCATATGATAAGGATGGAGGTATCAGAGGATACTGCCATAAGTTCGACTTCATAGCACAAGCAGTACGTAGCTGTCAAGCATGGGGAGAGAAAGACTACTATACTGATGAAGCAAAGATGAAACCTGCTAAGATGAATGGTCTAGGTGATGATGACTTCATGACTAAGATGAATAAGTAAGGAGTTATCATGCCTGAAATGAATATAGGAAAACATACTAGTAATGATAATGGAATACTGGATGTAGGATATTTCAACGCTAACCAAGAACTACTGAGAGAAAGTCTACTGACTGATCCAAGTGGGGGGATGTATGTTGTAGATAAACTAAGTAATGCTGTACATGAAGGAAGAGCATTTGCTATTAATTCCAAAGGCACTATCACTGCAGGAAGTACTCTGCGGATGCATGGTAGAACAGGTGATAAAGAAGTACACTTCGATCACTTCCACGTAGCAACAAGTAAAGGATTCATAAGTCTAGCTCTATATGAAGCTCCAACAGTGACAGTACTAGGAAGTGTAGTACCAGCACTCAATAGAAAGAGAAACTCTCTCATAGTACCTACAATGATTGTATATGGTGGATCTACTATAACAGTGAATGGCACATTACTGGAGGAACATACTATCTATGATACAGGTGGTACTGGTAGTCATCTGACACAAGGTAGTGGTGGTATAGATGCTGACTGGATACTGAAACCTAACACTGACTACCAGTTCATGATCACAAATACTGACAGTACAAGTGTGAACTATACTGCTCGCTTCATATGGGCAGAGAGAGATCCTATTTGACATTAAGCTAAGAATACGTTAAGATTTCAATACGACCTACAAGTGAAGTCGATAAAAGCTCTAAATCAGGTAATCTCGTAAGAGGACACAAAGGACATGTATGACAACAGAGGAACTCGAACTAATCGAAGACTCAAACAAAGAAGCTAAGGAAGCTATAGCTTTAGGTGAAGCATTCAAAAGACTGCTTGAGAATGAAGACTACCAGAAGGTAATCTCTAATGGTTATATCAAGGACTATGCTAAAGAGTTAGGAATGGCTATTGCTATGAATACTGGAGCGTATGATACTGATAAGATGATTGAAGACCTGAAGGGTATCAATGCATTCGTAGGCTATGGTTTCAAGGTTGCTAATGCACACATGGCTGCAGAACAAGATCTGATAGAGAATGCTCGTTATGTTGCAGAAACTACAGAAGTAGAGGAGTAACAGATGAGTGTAAATCTAGATAATATGTCTGATGAAGACTTTGAAACACATATGAATAACCTTCCTAGAGAGGAAGAAGATGAAGCAGTCATTGAGGACACTGAGCCTACTGATACTGTAGAAGATGAGACTACTACTGGTGACGATCAGAGTGAAGAGGAAGAGTCTACAGAAGAAGAGGAAACAGAATCTCAAACTACTGATAGTGATGAAGAAGAGAACGATAGTACAGAAGACACAGAAGAGGATACTCAGGAAACCACGGAAATCGACTACAAAGCATTCTATGAGCAAGTAACAGCTGACTATAAAGCAAACAATAGAGTTATGCCTGGATTGAAAGATCCTGAAGACTTTAGAAAAGCATTAGCTATGGCAAGTAACTATGCACTGAAGACTACTGCTATCAAACCTCATCTAGGTCGAATCAAGATGCTGAAAGATGTATCTGATGAAGAACTAAATGAGATGATGGACTTCAAGAATCGTAATCCTGAAGTTATCAAGAAAGCATTGAAAGATGCTGGTATTGACCCACTGGATATTGATGTTGATGAGAAGGTAAGCTATCAGGCTAATGACTACAGAGTAAGCACTGCTGAAATAGAGTTTGAAGAGATCATTGATACTATCAAGGATACTCCTGAGTTTGCTAGGACAAGTGAAGTAGTGACTTCTGTATGGGACGAAGCTTCTAAGAAAGCTATGCTGGATAATCCACATCTGATCAAAGCATTGAATGAAGAGATGCAGATGGGACGATATGATACCATCCAAGGTATGATTGATCAGCGTAAGCTATTAGGGAAGACTGGTGGAATGACTGATCTACAAATGTATCAAGAGATTGCTACAGAGATGCAGAGAAGTCAAGTACAACAGTCTGCTAAAAAAGTAGAAGTAGTAGCACCTGTACAGAAAGTTGAAGACCCTGCTGTAAAAGAACAAAAGAAACAAGCAGGGATAAGTACTAAGAAGACATCTAGTGCTGTGAAGAAGTATGACCCAACTAAGTTGAGTGATGAAGAATTCATGGAACTAGTAGCTTCTGGTGCTAAGTTTATCTAGGAGATAACATGTTATATGGTAATGGCACAAATAGCTCTGTAGGAGCACAGTTTAATACATATGAGTACAAGCGTAAAGCTCTCATCGAGACAGCAAAAGCTGAGTACTTTTCACAATTAGGTGACTCTGAGAGTCTTACAAAGAACTACGGACAAAAGATCAAGAAGTATCACTACCTTCCATTATTGGATGATCGTAATATCAATGACCAAGGTTTAGATGCAACTGGTGTATCTACTGCGAATGAGGTGACTATCACTATCACTACTGCAGATGGTGAAGATATCTTAGCTGTTGGTAATGGTTCTAATGCTGCAACTGCGTTGACTGCTGCACAAGCACGAGCAATGGTAATCTTCAAGCAAGAGCTTGGTATTGATATTGCAAATGCATTGTATGATACGTATGCTGAAGCTGTAGCTGCTTATGTTAATGGTGCTTCATCTACTGTAGCTAATCGTGGTTCATTGGTTGTAGGTGCTGCAGTTAATGCATCTGGTAACTTATATGGTTCAAGCAAGAATCCTGGATATATCTCTGGTAAATTGCCTACGTTGTCTGAGTCTGGTGGGCGTGTTAACCGTGTTGGTTTCAAGCGTTTAGAGCTAGAAGGTTCTATTGCTAACTATGGTTTCTTCTATGAGTGGTCTAAAGACTCTATGGACTTTGATACTGATGAAGAGTTGTATACTCATATCAATCGTGAATCTGTACGTGGTGCTCGTGAGTTGTCAGAAGACATCATCCAAATGGACTTGCTAGCTGGTGCTGGTGTTATTCGTTATACTGGTGATGCAACATCATTAGCAACAACTGGTTACAATGCTACTGCTTTGTTGAACTCTGTAGTAACTTATGATGACCTTGTTAAGCTTGGTGTAACTCTTGATGATAACCGTTGTTCTAAGGACACAACTGCTATTACAGGCTCTAAAGATACTGATGTATTGAATATCCCTGCAGCACGTTATATGTTCATTGGTTCTGAGTTGATTCCTACAATCATGCGTATGACTGATTATCACTCTGTGAAAGCATTTATCCCTATTGAGAAGTATGCTCAAATGAGTGCAAGTGGTAAGTACACTAATGCATTGCATGGTGAGATTGGTGCAGTAGCTGGATTCCGTATCGTAGTTGTCCCTGAGATGATGGGTTATGTTGGTGCTGGTGAGAATGTTGGTGCAGACCTTTCATACCTTAATGATGGTGCTAAGTACAATGTATACCCAATGTTGGTTGTAGGTTCTGGTGCATTTGCTCATATCCGTTTCCAAGTATCTGGTGGTATGTCTGACAAGTTCAACATCATCGTACGTAAGCCTGGAACATTCGCTAATGCTGATGATCCATACGAGAAGATCGGATATAGCTCTATCCAATTCTGGCAAGGAACAATGATCCTTCGTCCTGAATGGTTGGCTAAGGTGCTCACGTTAGCTAAGGGGTAAACCCTTGCTAAGCTTCTGGGCATAGGTGATTCTCTCAGGAGAGTCTAACACTAAGAGTGGTATCATCCACTCTATAATAAAAAGATAACAAGGAAATAAAATGAGTGAAGAAACCAAAGTACCAACTCCTAGAGAGTTATTAAAAGAGAAAGCTGACTTGCTTGGAGTTGAGTATAAGAGTAATGTAACAGATGCAAAGCTGTTAGAGTTAATCGAAGCTAAGATGAAGCCTGTAAAAGCTGAAGTGGTAGTGGAGAAATCAGAGGAAGAGAAAATACAGGAGACTATTGCTGAGAGTCGTACTAAGCTGATGAAGCTACGTAGAGTGATCCTAACATGTAATGATCCACAGATGAAAGAATGGGATACTACACCTATCCTGAGCGTAAGTAACTCTATCATCACACTACCTAAGATTGCAATTCCACTGAATGTAGAGTGGCATATCCCACAAGGGTACTATGATCTATTGAAGAGTCAAAGATGTGGTATTGATGTAAAAGGTAAAGATGGTAAAGGTCGTACAATCACAGTACGTAAAGAGATTGCTAAGTACAATATCCAAGATCTACCTGATCTAACTATTGAAGAACTAGCTGAATTAAAGCAGATGCAGATTGCACGAGATGGTGTAGCAAAAGCTGAATAGTATGATGATGGTCTCTTAGGAGGCTATCTATGATATTATCAAGGAGAACATATGGCAGCAGTAACACAGTTTACAATCACTAAAGGTAATGAACTAGAGTTCTATATCATCATAAAAGAGAATGGTACAGTATCTCCTCTAGTACTAGATCCTGCTGATACATTCTCATATAGCCTAGTCAATAAGAAGCATGGTACTAAGGTAGTAGAAGATGTTCCTATGACTATAGTTGACGGACCAAATGGTAAGATCAAAGGAGTTATAACCGCTGAAGTAAGTGCTACTCTACCGCATAAGGTAGGTAGTGCTGAAGATGGGTATATCCCAAGAGCAAGTCTACGTCTAATAGTGAATGGAGATACTGCTGCTCAAGGTATGTTCGTAGCATCTATCGAAGATGTATATGTTATAGTAGGATAAGTCATGGATATTGAAGTAGAATCTCCAATAACAGTAGAAGCTGAAGTACAGACATATACACTAGTATCTGATGATATCTATGTAAGAAGATATGGCACATCCAACATACCTCCATGGTATGCTAGTATGATAGAAAGTCTCATAGCTAACTCTGGAACGATAGCAAATATGGATGATGTCATACAATATTTAAGTAGTCTAGAATCAGGATACAACACAAAGTTCTTCAACCTAGAGACAGTAGATTCTGAGACAAACGCACTGCTATCAAGTCTGGTATCGACTACTGGAGGACATACGGCAGCAATAGCAAGTCTAGATATTACAAAGACTGATGCTGACAGTGCTCTAGCTATAGCTCAAGATACAGTAGCAGCATACTTCAATGATGGAAGTGCAGGAGCATTCTTTGATAGTAAGATATCAACATATGCAAGTAATGTGGAAGCTAATGCTAATAACATCTCAGTACTAGGTGCGACACTCAATGGAGTGTCTGCTAGAATTACTACTGTAGAAGATGTAACAATATCCCAAGGACTGGATATCCAAACTCTACTAGCATCTACAGATGGGAGTGTAGATACATACTACCAACCTGAAGCACCAACCACAGCTAATTATGGTGACTGGTGGATAGATACAGATTCTAATCCTATCAGAGCTTATAGATATGAAGATAGCAATGGATTGAATACTGGTACTCTAATATGGACTGATAGATCTACTGATGTAGTAGCAATGACATATATCAATGTATGGAAAGACAATACAAGAATAGATAATATCATAGACGGTACTACAGTAATAAGTATTGACAATGCAAGGGTAGGGGATATAAACATAGCTGCATACGTAGCCTCTGAGATAGACAAAGAAGTTGTAGTATATAGTGGAAGCATTCCTCCTCGTATAAGTACAGAGCCAGGAGGGCTACATCCTGCTACTGCTAAAGCAAATGATATCTATATCCAAAAGACTACTGCTACAAGTGCAAGTGGTGTAGTAGTAGATGTAGTAAATACATATACATACAATGGATCAATATGGGTAGTGACAGGTACAAATAATAATTTGACTGCACTAGCTGATATGGCTGATGGTAAGAGAACAATATACAGAGGAACAACTGCTCCAACAAGCCCTGATGTAAATGATATCTGGATACCAGAAACAGGTGTAGTAGGATACCTAGCAGGAGGACTCTACCAATGGACAGGTACTGTATGGTTGGAAACTACAAGGTACACTGATGATACAGCAGTAACTGATTTTATCACTGATACATTCCTACCATTCAAAGACTTAGTAGATGCACAACTAGACAATCAGATAATATCATGGTTCAAAGAAGTACCTCCAACACTAGCTAATGAGCCTGCTTCACTATGGACTACTACAGTACTAAAAGATGAGCATCTAGCAGATCTATACTATGATACTGTAAGTGGTATAGCGTATAGATTCAACAAGAGTGCTGCTGGTGTATACAGCTGGGGAGTGATCAGTGACTCAGGTATAGGAGCTGCACTACTAGCAGCCTCAAATGCACAGGATACTGCAGATGGTAAGCGTAGAGTATTCATATCACAACCTACTGCCCCCTATGATATAGGAGATCTGTATGTACCATTAACTGATAATGGGATATACCTAATCAATGATATATGGATATGTAAAGTGTCTAAAGCTGAAGGTACAGCATTCTCAGCTTCAGACTGGAAACTAGCATCAGCATATAATACACTCTCACAAGGAGTGACAGCCCTTACTGATACTGTAGGAAGCCTACAATCACTGGTAGATCATAAGATAGAAACATTCTACCAAGCAACAGAACCTCACCCAGCAGTAACACTATTGGTAACAGACCCATTACTACCAACATATGAAACATACGTAAAAGACATATGGTATGATACAGCAGGTACTCATAAGACATACATCTATCTCAATGAAGATAACTCCCTACAAGTAGATGATAATGGTCTCATAACTACTGGCAGTCCAATAGTAATAAATCTTCTAACCATAACTGCACTAGTAAATGATGAGGAAGACCTACATGGTACATTAGGACTTAACGGTGATTATGGTGACAGCATAAGATACTTCTGGGAAGAAGTAGCAGTACCAGATGATGTATTTGATAAGATAGATGGTAAGAAAACAATCTATGTAATACAACCAACATCATATGCTGTAAATGATATATGGATACCAAGTGTTGATGTATCAATAACAGGTACTGTATTCCTAAAAGACTCTGTATATATCTCTACAGCTAATAGTACTGTATTCGATAAAACGCACTGGAGAATAGCTACAAAGTATACTGATGATACACTGGCTGCAAGTGCATACGGTCTAGCTGATGGTAAGATCAGAACATGGTTTCAAGATGATGCACCTACTGCATTAGCTGTAGGATATGAGAAAGGTGATGGAGACTTCTGGGTAGATACTAATAATGGTAATCTAACTAAAGTGTGGAAGTGGGTAGGACTACCATACCCATCAGGAACAGGCAGTTGGGTAGACACTACAAGTACTGTAGCAAATCAAGCACTAGAATGGAGTGCTACTGCTAGTAAGCTAATAACAGGACCAGATGGTAGTATCACTGGATGGGAATTCTCAGATGGTAGCAACCAGGTAAGTGACTTCAAGATCAAAGCTACTAACTTCAGTGTAAGTGATGGAACTACAGGATATACACCATTCAGCATATCAGGTGGTAATATAGAACTGAATGGTACTGTAAACATAAACAAACTATCAAGTTCTATATTTATAGGGTCATATGCTTCAGCACCAAGTACTGTAAGTGTCCCGATGGGAGCTACAACATATACACTAAAGGATGGTGATACATATAGAAACTCCACCAATAATATAGTGTACTACAAGTCAGGAGCATCATGGTTATCCACTCAAGGGATAGCAGGCACTAATGCTAAGATAGTGACTCTCACAGCATCTGCAGATGTGTTCAGTAAGAATACTACTGGAGTGGTCTCTCCTGCTACAATAGCAGTAACAGGTACTGCACAGAATACAAGTATCACAACATGGACGTATAGCACTGATGGTATAACATATAGTACTACCGTTCCAACTGGTGTATCTCGTACAGGTAATGTGGTAACTCTAACAGGAGCAACTACTACTAGTAATGGTATAAGCATTAAAGCTTCTGATGGTACATATGAAGACACCATGACAATAGTAAAAGTAGAAGACGGGATTAATGGTATAACAGTTATGATGAGCAATGAAGCCCATACACTACCTTCTGATAGTGCTGGTACTGTAACATCATATACTGGAAGTGGTACAATCATAAGAGTGTATGAAGGAGCTACTGAACTACTGTATGATGGTGTTGGTACTGCAAACAGCTCATGGAATGTAACTGCTACAGGTACTGGTATAACTGCTGGAAGTAAGACAGATAGTGGTGCATTCGTAACCATAGGTGTTCACTCAGCTATGACTACAAATCCTGCTAGTGTGTCATATGCTATATCAGGTAAGAGGGTTAATGGTACAGCATTCACAGCTACAAAGACTCAGACATTAACTAAGTCTATAGCTGGAGCTACTGGCATACAAGGGATACCTGGTACGAATGGGGTCAATGGGGTTACAACATATACATGGGTTAAGTATGCCAGTGATGCTAGTGGAACTGGGTTAACAGATTTTCCATCTGGTATGACATATTTAGGTATGGCTTATAATAAAACTACAGCTACTGAGTCAACTGTTGCAGCAGACTACACATGGAGTCTAATAAAGGGCACTGATGGTATTGCAGGTACTAATGGTATAGATGGAGTTACAACCTACACATGGATCAAGTATGCCGATACTTCTACAGGTACTGGAATGTCCGACACACCAACTGGTAAGTTATATATTGGTATTGCAGTCAACAAGACAACTGCTACAGAATCTACAGTAACTACTGATTACACATGGTCATTAATTAAAGGAGCAGATGGTGCCACTGGAGCTGCTGGAACATCAACATATACTGCAACAGTGTACAAACAGACTTCTTCAGCGCCTGCAGCTCCTAGTGGTGGAAGCTATAACTTCAGCACTAATACTATAACTCCTCCTACTGGATGGGTAGTAGTACAACCTACTACAACTACAACTCCTACGTATGCATGTGAGTACACATTCACAGCTACTACAATAGGAGCTACTATAACAGCAGGTACATGGGGAACAGTAAGAATAGATGCTGTAAGAGGAACGGATGGAGCATCTGGCACAAGTGTAAATATGGTAGAAGTATATAGTACATCATCTGTTACTCCCACATCAGGTGCATATGACTTCTCAACTAACACCATCTCTAGCCTAACAGCTGGATGGAGTATGACACAACCAGCTTCTTCAACTACTCCAACATACATGAGTAGAAGAAGATTCTCAGTAGTAGCTCCTGCTACATCTGCTACTGATGGTACGTGGAGTACTCCTGTTGTGGTTGCTCAGAACGGAGCAACTGGTGCAACAGGGGCTACTGGTAGTAGAGGTGCAATGAGTGTATTCGCTACAGGACTAAGTACACCACCTACAGATGCTGAGCTAATGAATGCTATAGCACAAGCTGTAAATGGGACATCTACTGTCACTCTCATACGTGGTGATAATGTAACATACACACATGGAACTGCTGGTACTAAACAAGCATACTATACTGGTACTGCATGGACTAAAGATGTAGCATTGTATGTTAATGGTGATGCTGTCATATCTGGGACATTAGATGCAAATCGTATAAATGCCAGTACGATAGCTGCAAGTAATATACTAGTTGACCAGACTATAAGAAGCAGTGATTTTACTACTATAGGCGGAGCTGGGTTCAGACTGAAATCTAATGCAGCTGGCACAAGTGCTGATCCTACAATCTATGGGGCATACATAAGCGCTGGTAAAATGGTTGCTAGTAATATTATTATTGGAGGATCTAATGGTACTAAGTACTATGATGCTGAATCAGGTTATGAATTAGACTCTGCTGCTTCATCTGGAATAGCACTCACATCTAATGTTTCCAACCCGTATGGAGGAACATATGCAGTAGACTATATTTATTTTTCTACTAATTATACCCCATATAGTGCTGCTCCTCTTTATTTATGGGGACCTGGTAATCACGCTAATGTACCTATGAATCAGAGAGTGAGATCCACAACAGGTAGTTCTCAGATAAGTGTGTCTATCTCTGTAGTAGCTCAAATACATAGAGTGTTGTCTATATGGAAAAGAGACTCAGTTAATGGGACGTGGAGGATATGTGGTAGGCAGAGTTATAATCCTGAAGGAGCTTGGGATACTGTTTCCTCAATATGGTCAGAGAAGATCGATATGCCATACGATGGTTGGGTGCAATACGGTATAGCACCGTACTTATCCAATGGTACACTATGGGGGGGTGCTGAGCCCTATGTATACTACCCAGTAGTTGTTATACAGGCACTAAACATATGATGTACGTGTATGCATCCCCATTAGGGTACTCAGAGGTTTTAGCCTATAAAATAGATGTTACTCACCCAGCGTATGAGGGTTATGAATTTATAGAAGAGACAGAGAATCCAGAGCAATTTCACTTAAAGCGTAGAGCTAATGGTGTATGGGTTGAGCAGACTGATCACCTCAATAACCCACCGTCTAAAGAACAAATGGTAGAAAGCATACTTGTAACAACAACAGCAGGTAATATATTTAATGGAGATGAGAAGTCCCAGGATAGACTCACTAGAGCAATAACTATTGCAGGTATTACAGATGAGACTTCTACAGAATGGAAGATGGCTAATAATGAAATAGTATCGGTACCACTGTCAGAACTTAAAGAAGCACTTACATTAGCTGGTAAAGCTATGAGAGATATATGGTTAGCTTAATATGAAGGAATCACTATGAAATTAGAAGTATACACAAATGATGCTCTCAGGAAGGTAGAGTATCCTCCAAGCACTCCTGAATATAAGGAGATACTTGAAAAGATCAATAGCATTATTGAACTAGACTTTGAGCCTTTAACTGTAGGCTACTCTAATGGGGAGTTTGCAGCCTATAGTAAAGTACGTAATAGTAAATTTCTTACTAATTTAAAGACAGTAACAGTTGGTGAAGGGTTTGGAATAAAATTCAAATCACCTAATGATATACGTGTAAAAGTATATCATCTGGGGAATCCTAGACATATAAAGCTTGCGGAGAATATACTGTTTACAGGTATGTATGACGAATCTACTGAGACAACAGTGTATTACCTTGAAAATGGTACTAAGATAAGCCCTAGCCAAGTACTAGTTACACTAGGGGTAAACAACTTCATAGGTGTTACTGTAGATGCTGATGGCAAAGTCATAAGTAAGAGTCATTATAATAGTGCACCCTCTATGATATAATTTCAATAACAATAAAAGGATAATCCATGTCATACACACAAACACTACCAACAGCAACACAAGAGGATGGTACACTAGATGTAGTATCAAAGTTTAATACCTTAACAGAAACTGCTCTAGGTATTGACAGTATCTACATGAGAGCAAAGGATACATTCAAAGAACTACTGGATGGTAGTAAACTGACAGGTCCTCAGTATGCTGAACTGGCTAGTCAATTCATAAGTCAACTAGCAACTACTACTACACAACAAGTACTACAAGGTGCAATGCAGTGGGCACAGCAAGAGAAAGAGCTAGCATATAGTCTAGCTAAGATAGAAGCTGATACAGCTCTTACAATGGCTAATAGAATGATGGTAGGATATCAGATAGATAAACTGATTAAAGAGATAGATGCTACATGTAAACAGTCCGCAGCTACAATGTCATCAAGTATCAGAGACAACGGTAGAATTGCAACATATGCTGATGACGGCTGTACTCCGTTGACACTACATGATGAAGGTACTAAATGGGATCAGAAAGCAGTGTATCAAGCACAAGCATATGCTGCACTATCTGACGCATACAGAAAGTCAGGGGTAGTAGAAATAGGTACTGACACTGATGGTACAATTAAAGGGCTATCAGGAACTTCTACAGGGTACACAGATGCACAAGATAAGTATGCTAGAAGACAGATACTATCATTTGAAGACAGTAAGAGAAGTCATGCTGTTAATGCACTAAGTCAGACTATAGGGCAACTACTAGCTACTGACATCGTACCTGATCAAGCTACTATAATTAACAAGTTCAATGCTGCTATTGACTACCTGAATTCTAATACTCCAGCTGTATAGGCTGAAGTATGAGCTTCATCCATAGGGATTACAATAAACCTAGAATAGCTATGCATAACAATAAGGTAATGCGTAAGTCTCTATTCGATAAAGTATTCACTAAGAGCATGGTAGGTGGAGTACAAGTATATGGTACTGCTCAAATATACCAAAATAGCTCTAAAGTAAGATCTGATAAAACATTCAAGAGATTCCTGCGTAATATAGGTACATCATATAAGGAGATGAATAAGCAGATACTAGAGACTGAAAATATAGATAAAGTAGAAAACATATACTTCAAGATGAATCAGAGTAAGCTACTATTCTCTCCTCAGAGTAATGCTGATATAGCAGATAAACTCAATAACGACTATCTGTATGATATGTCAGTACCATACACAAATACAGCTACTACATACTACTATAGTCAGGGCAGAATAGCTAATGAAGTAATAGCTACTCTACCAATAGATTCTGATATAAAGAACTACCAATTCGTAAATGGTACAGGAACATTCGATACTACTGCTGATGGCTTCTACAGAATAACTGCTGATGGTAAAATCAGAATAACTGCTGCTGGAGTAGAACCTATTCTATCAGATCCATATGATGTATACAGTGATACTATCAATCCTCCTACAAACAAGATGAACCATGATGGTGGTAGTAATCAGTTTGGGTATACTGTAAGAAGAACTCACCTGAATAATACTACTAGTGATGTCTCTATAGTACTAAAGATAAAAAGAGATTATATTGATGTACAGATCACAGTAGGTGGTCAATATACCAATACAATCAGTACTGCTAACCCAGTAGCTGGAGGAACACCAGAGATGTTCAATGACCTAGCAGCACTGAGAGCTTCTATAGAAAGTAATGCTATGCAGTATCTTGCTGGAGTATATCCTACTAATGCATGGGGGGTACCTACATATAACAACACCATAAATGTAGGAAGTAAAAGACTATCCATGAAGGTAGCTGATATATCCTATAATGAAGACTGGGGACATGAACTAGACACACTAGCAGTGCTAGATGATGGTGAGCTATACGATGTGCTAGAACCAGTTATAGGGGAAGTAATAGAACTAACTCCTATGGAGGTACAAAGATCATCTGCAGTAGGGTCCAGAGGTACAGCATACACACAGCTGTTCAACATGTCATATACCTATACAAAGAGATTCAAGGTAAAAGCAGTAGCTACTGAGACAAGTACTCTAATAACAAGACAAGCTATTGTAGCAAGTAAGTTCCCAACTGGAGGTACTATACAGTTTCCTGGTCTATTCATTGAACCAGCTTCTATCAATTCAGCTGTAATGGATACTACAATAAAGGATGCTATAAAGAATCTACATACTGAATACTACTATGAAGATAATACTATATTTCATAGAGGATATCTAAGAGTAGATGCATTCAATGCAATGACTGCTAATGAGTTTAATACTGTATTTACTAAGTGTTTTGATACAGGCTTCAAAAAGAAGAAGACTAAGTGGTGGCAGAAAGCACTGGCTATTGTCATCATAATCATAGCTGTAGTTCTGATTATACTTAGTTTTCTATTTCCTCCTTTTGGCATAGCCACAGCTTCTTTACAAGCGGCTATGTGGGCATTAGCCATAGGTATGTTATTCATAACTCTAGCTGGTATGGCATATGCTAAACATGTTGGAGATGAGACAGGTATGAAGATGATAGCAGGAGCTACACAAGTTATAGGTATCGCTTTAGCCATAGTATCAATATGTAGTGGGTATATTGATGTTATGAATGGTATTGGTGCATTAAATGCTGTAGGATCTATGACAGCTGAACAGGTAGCAGCAGCTGGAGGAGCTTCTGCAGTATCAAGCATCACAACAACTATAGCTGTTAATACTGCTGTAGCTGGAGTGTCTTTAGTACTAGGTGTAGCTTCCTTTGGTGTAAATGCTCTAGGTATGGGTAGTGAGAGAGACAGACAAATCATAAATGCAGCTACTGCTCTACTTGGAGCATATAACTCATGGGGTAACTTCACCGCAGGTATGTCAGCCCCATCAGTAGGTCCAGTACAGAATGTGTCTAACTTCGTAAAGCTAGCCGAGTCTGGGTATAGAGGGTACATGGCAGTAGATGCTGTAGGTACAAAGACTCCTACATCACCTACAGCAGAAGAACAAGCAGTACCTGAAGATGGTGTAGAGAGTGTATTCCTACTAGAAACAAGAACTGTTGCATTCGATGCTATAGAAGCACTTAATGAGAAGATGAATCTACAGTATGGTATGCATGCAACACAAGGTGTACTACAAAAGCAATATGCATGATAATTGTAGTATAATACTGAAAAGCTAAATAGCTAATAGCTTTATATATAAACATAAAGGATATGATATGGCAGAACAACAAATATGGGTTGCAGGAAGAGGGCTTCAACCTGTTGTAAAGAAGACAGTACCTACTGTAAAAGCATCTGTGTATGACCCCTACCAAGAAATGTTAAATGAAAGAGCTCCTGGTGGATATAAAGCAGTAAAAGCTAAGCCTAAAGGGACAACTACTACAAAAGCATATAGTGCTCCAGCAGTAAAGCCTAAAGCAAATACTGCTTCTGCAGGGAAGAAACCTGTAGCTACATCTGCACTACTAGCACCTCCAGCACTTACAGCAACTGCTGCTGGACTGGCAATACCAGAACCAGCTAAAGAGTTTCTAGGAGAAAATTCAGCATCTATAATGAATGTTGATGGATTTAAACCTGTGAGTATAAATACTTCTAGTTCTATGCCTCAAGTATCAGATGCTTCAATACCAATTGGAGGCTCCATTATAGCTAATGACGGAATAGCTACAGTAAATACTGAACCTGGAATGTTTGATGGTTTCGGTCAAGGACTAGCTAATTTATGGGGTGGCACTTCCGTGGATGCAGCTGGTAATAAAATTACTACTGGTATAGGAGGTGCTGAAGGATTCAGTAATTTAATGGGTGGAATATCAACTGGGTATGGTATCTATAGTGACATTCAGAATAATAAGAGAGCAGATAAGGCTCTTAGTATGATGAAACAAGACAGAGCTAATCAGTATAAAGCAAATGAGGACTGGAATAAAAATATAGCATCATCTGGACTAGGGCTTGCCTCTAGAGCAACAAGGTAAGGGGACATAATGGCATACCAAGGACAAATACAATATGATCCATCAAGAGTATTAGCAAGCTTTGTTAATCCTGCAGAAAGAGCTGGAGACTATTTTAAAAGTGTTGCAGCTAGTGCAGCTGCTGAACGTAATGCTCAGTTTGAAAGACAGGATAAGATTGCTCAAAGAGCTATAGAGAAAGATAGGTTTGATAAACAGTTTGCACTAAGTAAAGCAGCAGCTGATATGCAAGCTGAGAAGTTCGGTATAGATAAGGCTACTACTCAAGGTAACATACTGGCAAGTAGAGATCTACAAGGTGCAACACAAGGACTGGTAGCACCATCACAAATAGATACTGTAAATGCTAAAGGTGAAGGCAGTAACAAGTATGCTGATCTATACAATATGATGCTAGCAAAAGGTGCTAAACAACCTGCTATTGATTCAGCACTAGAAGCAATGCAGACTAAAGATGTAGCAGCATACAATGCAAGTCCTACACTACAGAGACAATATATCAGTGGTGTCAACATAGATCAAGGTCCTCAGGAAGTGGTTGTAGGTATGGATGCTGATGGTAATCCTATAACTAAAGAAGTACAAGGTGATGTATCAGTAGCACAAGAACTAAAGAATAAAATGCTAGGTGGGTATGATACTCGTATTGCTGCTGATAAGCTAGCAGCTGCACAACTAGCATCAGATGAACTGAAGTATAAACAGCAAATAGCACTAGAAAATATGAGAAATGCTAATGATATAGCAAAAGTAAAACTACAGGCTAAGCTTACACCTAAAGATGACTACTACACAAAAGCTATGAGACTAGGTCTATTACAACAGGAACTAGATTCTACCAACCCTGTAAAAATAGCAGAAAGAAAGACTGCTGCTAATGAAAAGTTAATAAAGAACAAGGATCTAGAACAAGAAAGATTCACTAAGTATCTCTCACAAGTACCATCTACAGTCGATGCTTATGATTACCAGCAGTGGAAAGCTGCTGGAATGCCTACATTTTCAGAAAGAGGCTGGAGTCCTTTTGGAACATGGGGTGGAAGATAATATAAATAGTGTATAATTCCTTACCACATAAAAGGACTTATACATGAACCTTACTGAACTGCGTAATCAAGCTGCTAAGGATATTCAAGCTGAAAGATCTAAGATAGGATCTTCCTCCTATATTAACAATCCAAACATACCTTATAATGAGCCTACACTAGCTGATAGAAGATACACTGGTCTTGCTCCATATGGTGAACCTACTAAAGCAGAGAAGCTCTTAGAGGCTAGAAATGAAAAGATAAATAGACTACATGCTCTTACATCTACAAGCTCTGGTGCTCAGC